CGCGAGCAGCCCGAGCAGCCCGAGCAGTCCGAGCAGCGCGAGCAGTCCGAGCAGCCCGAGCAGCCCGAGCAGCCCGAGCAGTCCGAGCAGCGCGAGCAGCCCGAGCAGCCCGAGCAGCGCGAGCAGTCCGAGCAGCGCGAGCAGTCCGAGCAGCGCGAGCAGTCCGAGCAGCGCGAGCAGTCCTTCAGCGACGCGAGCGCCTCGCGAGCTTTTTCCTCGGAGCCCCAGTATTCGACGCTGCAGCGGTTGCCGTTTTCGTCGGTGATCCACGTTTTGCTCATGGCATTTCCTTTGCGTATGGCGCCGGGCGCGGCCGGCGAATGAGAAAGGTCAGTCGATATCGTTGGCGGCGCGCGCTTTCGCGTCGCGTACGGCCAGCGGAGGCGCTTCGTGCTCGGCGCGGATCCGCGCGCGCAGTTCGAGCACGCGGCGAAGCGGTTCGTTGGAAAGGGCGTCCATCGCGGAGCCGCGGCAGCGCATGCGCCGGAACTCGCGAGCGACGTCGGCGGAAGTGACCTTGATCATCGGCGTCCTCGCGCAGCGCGCATCATCGCGCGCAGAAGGCGGTGCGCCGCGCGGCGCGACAGCGAGCCGTTTGCGACGTCCTCGACGATCTGCCAGAGGGTACGCATCATCGCGGTACCACCGTCCAGCGGAGTGCCATGCGCGCCGCCCCGAAGTAGTACGGCTCGCCATCGCGTTCGGACTTCAGTCTCAGCGTCGAGCCAGCCGGCATGTACTCGTTGGCATCGAGAGCACCCCACGTCAACTGGTCGAGCCAGACATCGTGGCGCACGCGCCCAAGCGGAATTAACCGCGCCTGAAGTTCCGTTCCGACTACTTCGAAGGATCCGTTCATCGCGGACTCCAGACGGTCGTGCCCACGTCGATCTCATCCATCTGCTGCACTGTCGCGACCACGAACACGATCGCGGCGAACACGAGGAACGCCTTCGCCCACAAGGCGAGCAGGCTGAGCAGGCTTTTCATCGCACGAGCCCCATGAGCATTTCGACAGGAGGCGCGACGCCGGCCGCGAGCAGGTACAGCGCGGCGAGCACCACGAGCGGGAACCAGTCGGGCAGGCGGCGCATGGTCAGAAGCTCCCGCCGACGGTCGCCAGATTGATGGTCGGCGCGGGTACGCCACGCCGCGCCAGTTCGCCGCGCGCGTTTTCGACAGCGCGGCGCATGTTGCCGGTCAGCGTGGCGATGTTGGTCGGCGTCGCGCCGTGCTTGATGAGGCGCTCAAGCATCCCGAGCGTCGCGCTCGCGCCGATGAACGAAGCGAGCACGTCGATATCCTGCGAGGTCGCATAGGCGGCGCGGGGCAGAGTTTCCGGCGGCGTCGGTTGTTCCTGTGCCTGATCAGCCGGAACGGTCGTGTGTTGATGGTCCATGCTTGGCGGCGTAACGCCGCGGCGCTGGAATTCGAGCATCATCATGCCGATGCCGATGTTGAGTTCGGCCGCCAGTTGCTGAGCGTTGCGCTCGGTCATGCCGCGCCGCGACAGCTCGTGTAGCGCGCCGATGCTGGCGTGGGACATCATCCACGAGCCGATCAGTTCGGCGGGATCGGCATCCCGAATGACGCGCTCCAACTGCGCGGTCGTGTGGTCGGTGTACACAGGCATCAGTGCACCCGATTCGCGAAAACGACGGTGCGGATATTCGGCGCCTCGATGCCGCGCGCGTCGCATTCGACTTCGGCGTTGAGCAGAGAGCGGCGCACCAGCGCGCGGGCGGCGCGCACGTCATCGAGCGTGTCGATCGAATCGAGAACCCGTGCCAGCTGGCGGGTGATCACGACCGCGAGCTTCACATCGCCGTCGTGCGCGTTTTCGAGTCCGGTCTCACCGTGCGTAACGGTTACGGTCTCGATCAGGACTGCTTCAGGTGCTGCTGATGTGGACATGGTCGCCTCGCGGTAGGTTGATGTTTCAACTACAACCGAAGGCTACAACCTACAACCTTCCATTGCAAGTGGTAGTTGTAGATAAGCGCAAAAAAAACCGCCCGACGGCGTTGCGTTGTAACCAGTCTTTGGCGGAAAGCGTCTGGCCGATCGTCAGCGGGCCGCGATTTTGAACAGGACGAATACGCCGGCCACAGACCAGATCATTGTGATGAGAACGTTGAAAGGGCGATCTGCGCCGAGAAGCGGAAGCCCGTAGAGCAGGGCGGCCGCGACGAGGCAGTACATCGCCCATCCGGCAAGGAAGCCGGCGCGCGGCTTCTTTTGCTGCCGATTCATTCCGGCATCCATTTCCCGATAACGACCCCGACGATGCGCGCGTCCAGCGGAAAGGCGGTCATGCCGTTCAGCCAGGACGGATTGAGCACCTTGAGCAGCCGCTCGTGCGGGTCGTCCATCAACAGCTGGCGGAGGATGGCGCGCTCATCGTTGCCTATGCGCACGACCACCATACTGCGGTTGGTGGGTTCGCGGGCGGGATCCACGGTGATGAACTCGCCGGGGCCATATGACTTTGGACCGGCCGGATTGTAGTTGCTTTCGCCGACCACTTCGAGGATGAATGCGTCCGGGCCCCGTGAAAACGGGCATTCCATCCAGTCGATAACGTCTTCCGATTTCCCCACGCCTAGCCCCCAGGTCGCGGCCTGTTCCCACGAAATCAGGGGTACCAGCCCGCGTTCTTTTTTAGCACGCTCGTTTGCGTGTTCTCGGGGGAAAACTCTACTTCCGCTTACATCTTTTTTACTCTGGGGTTCGAGGACCCTTTCGTACTTTGTTCCGCGGACCAGTTCGGACACGGTTGTGGTAACGCCGCGCCCGCTCAGGGCGTCCGCAATCGCGGGCAGGCGCTCCGGCCGCGGCGCGGATTTTTCGGCTTCCCATTTCTGGACAGCCTGAGGTTCGATGCCAAGGGCTCGCGCCAGTTCCGACTGACTAACCCCGGCACGTAGGCGCGCATCCCGGATCTTCAATCCGATGTGCGTCACTTTCATGCACGGGATATTACAAGTGGCGGTTGTAAATGGCACTGCAAAAAGTGGTTGCTGTATCTGGTTGTAAGTTGTAGATTCCGGTTGTAGATGAACACCCGGTAACTGCTCAGACATGAGAACTCCTTCGGCCACGGCACTTACGCCGATCCGGCGAGCCTGCGCCGCGCTAGGTAAGGGCGGCCAGTCAAAGCTGGCGGCGATCCTCGGGTGCACGCCGCAGAACGTGCAAAAGATGTGCGAGTCCGGGCACGTGCCCGGGCATCACGTACTGAAGATCGAAGCTCACACCGGCGTGAGCCGCCATGAGCTTCGCGCCGATCTGTACCCGTCCGATTCGATCGACCGCCACGCCGCGCAGGAAGCGGCGTGACGCGCGCGTTCCCGGCTCGGGGCTGGTATCGGCATCGTGGGGAAAGTTTCCGCCCAGCAACCCGACGCGTGAATCGTACTCGCGCGTCGATAACGAAGTAACCATTGAAAAGAGGCTGTGTTCTATGGGTTTGAATCTGCGAGAGGCCTACCAGGGCATGTGTCGCGCGTATCGCGGCGGCGCGGACGCGATGGCGGCCGCGCTCGGTATGTCGCCGGCGGCGCTGCAAAACCGCATCTACGAGGTGAAGGGGCAGGCGGTCGGTGTCGAGCACGGCCTCGCGATGCAGGCGTTGTCGAACACGACGCTTTTCGCGGAGACGATCGCGCATCTGTCGGGCGGGACGTTCTTCGGCATCCCGCAGGTCGACGGCGAACTGGACAACGACGAGCTGCTCGCGAAGTTTCAGGAGTTGTGCGAGGACCTCGGGCGACTCGGCCGGCGCCATCGTGAGGCGACGGCCGACGGCCACGTCGACGCGGCCGAGCGCGCGGACCTCGAACGCATCGCCGGCGACATGCATCGGCGAATCCAGCAGCTGCTCGCGCTGACCTTCCGCATCTACTGCACCGACGGGCACGCAGGCGCGAAGGCGCTGCACCGCGTGGCGGATCTTGCGGACGGGACGGCCTGATCGTGGACGACCTACTCCCTGCGTTGTGGATGCTCGCGACGATCGTCGCCGCCTTTTACGGCGCGTGGCGGCTGGCAAGGTGAACCCGACCGTATTGCACATGCGGCCGGCCGCGCGCGGCGGCCGGGAACCACGCAGCGCGCGCGGCAGCGAAATGTGCTGAGCCGATGACCACCGGGAAAGGCCGGCCAAACACAGTGGATGGACCATGAAACGACTGAACGGCGACGAGATCCCGACGGAGCTTCTCGCGCGCGTGCCGGATGGCCGCGGCCTGAGCGTGGGTGAGCGCGCGATCGATGCGAACACCGTGCTGATCGAACTGAACTGGCGGGGCGGCGGTGCGAGCCTGTTCCTGCGTCCGGATGACCTGCGCGTGCCGGCGTGGGAATTCGCTGAGCGCTGGATCAACCCGGCGCTCGACGGCGCGGCGCCGGCGGCGGAACCGCTGCTGTGCCTGTCGTGCGGCGCCGAAAAGCGTCCGGGCCTCGATCTGCCGTGCGGGCACTGAATGCGGGCAGCTGACGTCCTGCGCGAACTCGGCCGCCCGATCGCGTATTACCCGTTCCTCGCGCGCTATCTCGGCGGCGTCAACGCGTCGGTGTTGTTCTGCCAGATCTTCTACTGGCAAGACAAGGCCGCGCACGAACTCGGCGTACACAAGACCGTCGAGGAGCTGGAGGCGGAGACCGGCCTGTCGTACGAGGAGCAGCGCGCGGCGCGCGCGAAACTGCGCGCGCGCGGCGTGCTTATCGAGACGGCGAAACGCATCGAGCACCGCACGTACTTCCGGATCGACGAGGATGCGCTGGAGCGCGTGCTCGAGTCCGGACCGCCCCCGGCCGAGCCCAAAAAGCGCCGTTCCGGCACCTTGGAAAAGTCCACCTCCCGAAATGGGAAAAGTCCATTTCGGGAAATGGGAAAAGTCCAGTTCGCGAGCGTGGAAAAGCCCATGCCGCGAGATGGGGAAAACCGCTCCCGCGGCATGGGGGATCCCCATTCCGTTAACGGTACAGAGACTACAGCAGAGACTACTTCAGAGACTACAGCAGCAGCAGCACGCGCGAGCGGCGCTGTGGATAACTCTGCTGCCGCTGCTGCCGCTGCTGCTGATGAAAAAAACGCGGCTTCGCAAAACCGCGAACGCGAACTCACCGACCTGCTGATCGGCCTTGAAGCCGCCCGCGGCAAAACGCTGACGATCGACCGCAGCCGGGACCGCGCCGTGATCCTGACTCTGGTCGGCAAGGGCGTCACCGACGACCAGCTGCGCGCCGCGCACAAGCTCGCGATCGCCGCCCGGGCGCGCGACGAGGATGGCCGGCCCGCGTATCCGGCGTTCGTTGCCGGTTTCGTCGCCGAAGCGTGCGCTCCGCCGCCGGCCGCCGCCAGCGTGCCCGAGACGGAATGGTGGCTCGCTGGCGAGGAGGCGCTGCTCGCGGCCGGCGAGCGATTCGGCGCGCGGCAGAAGCATCGCGACGAGCCGCTTCCGCTGTATCGCGCGGTGGTTGCGCGCGCCGCCGGCAAGGGGCCGTGGATCGACGTCATCCTGCGCGACGCGCAGCGCGCCGGCGGGCAGTTCCTGCAGATGATCGTGGCGACGCTCGGCGAGGCGCTCATGCCCGTGGATTGGTACGCGTCATGACCGCCGAGCACAAGCAAACGTTCTGGCTCGTCTGGTCGCCGACCGGGGTGCGGCCGCCAATCTTCCGTCATGGCAGCGAGGAAGCGGCGACCGCGGAAGCGGAGCGTCTCGCGCGCGAGCACCACGGCCAGCTGTTCGTCGTGCTCGAGGCGAAATCGGCGCGCCGCGTCGACGACATGGTGCGCACGACGTTCGTCGATGAGTCGGAGCCCCCGTTCTGATGGGCAAGGCATCGCTCCGCTACCCGGAAACCGCGGTCGCTGGCGGACGCCTCGGCACGGCGCGCGTGCGCGACACGATCGCGGCCGCCGCGGCGCGGCTGCAGTCGCCTGCAACGGCGGAACTCGAAGCGCCGATCGCGCGCATGGTGGGCGACGCGCGCGCAGCGCACCGGGCGCTCGGCCGGATCGGCGGCGGAACGATGAACAAGACCGAGGCGGCCTACGCGGAGCAGCTCGCGGCGCGCCGGCATATCGGCGAGGTGCTCTGGTACCGCTTCGAAGGAATCAAGCTGCGGCTGGCGGACCGGACGTTCTACACGCCCGATTTCGCCGTGCTCGTCGCGAGCGGTGCGCTTGAGTTGCACGAGGTCAAGGGTTTCATGGAGGAAGACGCCGCGGTAAAGCTGAAATCCGCGGCGTCGCAGTACCCGTTCGTCGTGCGACTCGTTCGTCGTGCGAAGGGCGGCGCATGGGATATCAGGGAGGTTTGATGGCGAAGCGCTGGAGTGCCGCCGAGGATGCGGTGATTCGGGAAACCTCGTCGGCTGGTCTGACGTTGACGAGCCAGATGCATCGGCTGCCCGGTCGCTCGTTCGTGGCAGCCAAAACCCGGGCATCGAAAATCGGTGTGTCGGCGTCGAACGCGCGGGCATGGAGTGACGAGGAGCGCGCCGCATTGCGCGAGATCTATGCCTCGCGCGAAACGATCAAGCTGGCCGCACGCCGGCTGCTGCCGGACCGCAGTTATCTGTCCATCAAGGCCGAGGCGATGCGGCTCGGCGTTCGTGTTTTCCACCGCACCGGTCGTCTCGGCTACTCGTGGGTCTGGCGCGCCATCGAGCGCGCGCTCGACGAGGCAGACCTGACGATCGCGCAGCTGGTCGGCCGCACCGGCGCATCGACGAACGCCATCACGAAGGCTATCGCGCGTCGGCGCGCCGAAGTGCATATCGGCGGCTGGGTGCGTGAAGCGACGACGGGAAAGATTTGCGCGCAGTGGGCGCTCGGCCGCGGCAGGGATGCGCCGCGGCCGCAGCGCAAGTCCAGCCGCGCGGCGTGCCGGGACTACAGGATTCGTCAGCGCGTGCGCGCGGGCGTCGTTGATCCGTTCGCGTCGCTTCGATCGCAGGTGGTGGCATGAGGCAGTCGACACCGATGAAGCGTACCGGCTTTCAGCGCAAGCCCGGCGCGCCGTGGGCTGGCCTCTCGCGCGGCAAGCCGCTCTCGCGCTCGGCGCCGATGAAGTCGCGCCGAAAGCGCGTGACGAAGGCCGACGGCGGGGATTATCTCGCCGCGTGTCGCGGCGAAGAATGCTATCTGCGCGTGAGCGGGGTGTGCTGTTTCCGCCGCGAGACCGTGGCGCCATGCCATGACAACCGGTTGTCGGCTGGCAAGGGAATGGGACTGAAATCCAGCCACGAGCGCACGGTGCCCGGTTGCTGGACGTGTCACCGGTGGCTGGATCAGGGCCCGGCGCCGCGCGAGGAAAAGTTCGCGACCTTCGATCGTGGTTTTGCGCGATGGGCGCCGGTGCGCGCCGCGAAACTCGCTTCGCGGGGTGCGCGATGACGATGGTGCTGACCGTGGCCGTGCCGATGCGCGTGGCGTCCGAAATGCGTGTCGGCCGGCGCACGCGCGTCGTGAATCTGGTCGAGGACGTGGCGCTGATCACGTCGGTGCGCCGTCTGCGGCGGATCCGGCACGCCGGCGGCTCGCTGGACGACGATCGTTGCGTTGTCGAGGCATTCATTCCCGAGCACGAGCGCTGCGCGATAGAGGCAGTCAAAGGCAGTTGGCTGTCGCACGAATACCTGCGTTGTTACGCGCGGCTCAGCCTGAACCGCAAAACCCTTTCGCCGTTTTTCGAGTCCGGCGAGTTCGAACTGTGCGTTGACGAGCACTGACTTCGGCGAAAACCCTGACCCGAACTGCAACTTTTGAGGCAAACGATGGACGACGAAATCGAACAGGAAATTCAGGCGAAGGGAAAAACTGCCCCGCGCGTAACCCCGCAGACGATCGGGGACGCGATCGTCGGTGAGTTTTTTTTCAGTGCCCTCGAGGGTGCCGATGCCGCGTTCGAAGCGTCTGACGGTCCGAATACCTGGGAGCACCGCGAGCAACTGGGTTGCCTGACTTTCTGCGTGCTCGTGCTGCGCAACGGCTTCACCGTCACCGGCGAGAGCGCATGCGCATCGCCGGAGAACTACGACTACGAAATCGGCCGCAAGATCGCGCGCCAGAACGCCATCGCGAAGATCTGGCCGCTCGAAGGCTACCTGTTGCGCGATCGCCTGCACTGCGGCACCTGACCGTCGGTTTGCGAAATTTCGAAATTTCGCAATTTTCACCTCGCATCAACTGGAGCACTCCATGCGAACCTCGAATCTCCCGAAACTCATATTTGCGGCGTTCTCGCCGCTCGCGATGGCTGACGACGCGCCGGCCGCCGCGGGAAACGCGCAGACCGCGGCGGCGACGCCGATGGCGACCGCGGCGCTGGCCGCGCCGACGCCGGCCGCCGCTGCAACGGATGCGGTCGCGTCGTCGACGAGCGCCCCCCAGCCGGCAAGTTCCGATGCCGCCACTGCGTCCTCGACGACTCCTGGTGGTGACGCGGGAAACGCTGCGAGCGGTGCGGTGGCCGCGGATGCTACCCAAGCCGCTATCACTTCGTCGCAGTCGATTTCTGCGGATGCCGCGCCGGCGTCGAACTCCTCGCCCGCGTCCGCGCTGCCGTCGGGTGACGCGGGAAACGCCGATGTGAGCACGAATGCAGATTCGAGTGGTGCGCTGAATCCCGCTTCATCGACTGGTGGCGCAACCATCGCTGCGCCCGCTGCTTCGCCGTCCGCTGATGTGGTGGCCGCGGGGGAGCCGTCTTCGTCGGCCTCGTCTTCGGTCGCTGGTACGGCTGACGCGCCGGCGGTCGCGGACACGTCGGGGGAAGGCGCTGCGTCGGCTGCGGCCGCCGAACCCGAAAGCGGCACGTCATCGTCTGCTGCGAGTGCATCGCAAGACGCAGGCACCGCGGCGGATGCGTCCACAGATAGCTCGGCACCGGCGACGGAGGCTGGCAGTGCCATGTTGGGGGAGTCGGTACGTATGGCGTCGGGCCAATCTTCAGCATCGAACCCGTTGCCGACGGCTTCATCGTCTTCGGATACAGCGGCTTCCAGCATGTCCGCGTCCAGCGCTGACCTGTCGACGCAACTCGCTGCGGCGCAGTCGCGCATCGCGGATCTGGAGCAGCAGCTCGCGACGGCGCGCGCGACGAGCGACCATCCGATCCACTCGATCCTGAGCAAGATCGAGGCCGAGGTCCTGCGGCCGGAGGTGCTGTTGGTGTCCGAGGTGCGCAACCTGATCAACCGGGCGCGCGCGCTGTTCTGATGACGACGATCGCGTGGGATGGCGAGACGCTCGCCGCGGATCGTTGCTCGTGGAACGGCTATGCGAGGAGTCGATGCCGGAAGGTGTTCCGCGTTCGTGCGCCGGGCGGCGCCGTGTTTCTGGTGGCATTTGCCGGCTCGGCGCAGTTTGCCAATGCGATCCTCGGCTGGATGCGCGGCGAGGGTGAGGCGCCGAAGCATGATGCGTTCGGTGTCGCCTCCACGGATGCCGTGGCTGTCGTCGTCGACCAGCGGCGCCGCGTGTTCCTGATGGGTGCCCAACTGACGTACGAGCCGAAGCGGGAAAGGATTTTCGCGTTTGGTGGCGGCCATGAATTCGCCTGGGGAGCGCTGGAAGCCGGCGCGTCGGCGCGTCGCGCTGTGCTGATCGCAGCGAAACGGAGCGATTACGCCGGCTTCGGCGTCGACACCGTGATGTTCTGAAAAAAGAAAACGGCCGGCGCTCGCGCGACCGGCCGCTTCATGGATGCATTGCTGCAGTCCTCGTTGGCACCTGGATTGTAAGCAGCGTCGGACCATTGCGCAAATCCCGCGACGGCCGATGCCGCAAAGGCAACGACCATGACGCACATGCAAATCGACTGGCGCGAGGTGATTTTCGACCTCCGGCGCCTGCCCATGAAGAATAGTGAGATCGTCGACGCGCTCGACGGCTGCGTGAGCGAGCGGCTGTTGCGCAGCTACGCGGAGGAACTGATGTCGCCCGGACACTATCGCGGCGAGCGACTGCTCGATCTGTGGGCGATGCGCACCGGCCGCGCGACCGACACGGCGCCGCGCCGCCCGGTGACGTTGCGCAGCGCGCCGGGCGCGCGGACGGTTCGGGCATGAGCGACGATCTGACGCCGCGCGAGCGCCGGTTCTGCGAGGAATATCTCGTCGATCTGTCGCAGACGCACGCGGCAATCCGCGCTGGCTACAGCAAGAACGGCGCGCGGCAGACCGGCTACAACCTCATGCGTCGCCCGCTGGTGTGCGAGGAGATCAACCGGCTGATGGCCGCGCGCGCGGAGCGCGTGAAGGTGACGGCCGACGAGGTGCTGGCCGAACTCGTCGCCGTGATGCGCGCGGACGCCACGGAAATCGCGGAGGTCAGGCGCGAGTGCTGCCGCTACTGCCACGGTATCGGCCACGCGTACCAGTTCAAGTCCCAGCGCGAACTCGAGGAGGGCCGCCGGCAGCACGCGATCGCGCTGAAGCGCGCGAAGGTGAACAAGGTGCCGAAGGCGGCATGGCCTGTGTTCGATGAGTCCGGTGGCATCGGCTTCAACCCGTCGCGCGAGCCGCATCCGGATTGCCCTGAGTGCCACGGCGATGGATGGGAGCGCGTTCGACTGCACGACACCCGCACGCTCGTCGGCGCAGCGCGCCGGCTGTTCGATGGCGTCAAGCAGTCGAAGGAGGGCGTCGAGACGAAGGTGCGCGACAGGACGCGCGCGGCGGAACTGATCGGCCGTCACCTCGGCATGTTCAACGACAAGCTGGAGTTGCTCCGGCCGAAGGTGCGTGTAAAGGACATGACTGGCCGAAAGCGCCGGGCCGGCGCCGGTACCGGTGATGACGACGCATGAGCGCTGAAGTCGAATTTCACTACGAGCCGCAGGGCGAGCGGCTGGAGGAATACATCCTTTCGAAGGAGCGGCGCGTCATCATTCGCGGCCCGCTCGGCAGCGGCAAGACGAACGCGAGTTGCTGGAAGGGTTTCCGTATCGCTTGCGAGCAGGCACCCGATTCGACCGGCGTGCGGCGCACGCGCGGCTTTGCGGTGCGCAACACGTACAGCGAACTGATGTCGACGACCGTGAAGGACTGGCTGGAAATGTTCGGCGATCTCGGTCGGTATGTCGGCGGCGGCCGCGAGCCGCCGACGCATTACCTGTCGTTCGACCTCGAAGACGGCACGACCGTCGAGGCGGAAGTGCTGTTCATGGCGTTCGATCGCCCGGAGCACGTGAAGAAGGCGCGCGGCCTGCAGGCGACGTGGATCTGGCTGAACGAGATCAAGGAACTGTCGAAGGCCGTGGTCGACATGCTGGATCTGCGCGTCGGGCGGTTCCCGAAAGACGTGCGGCCGACGTGGTACGGGATCTTCGGCGACACGAACTCGCCCGACAATGACCACTGGCTCTACGAGATGGCCGAGGAGACGCACCCGACTGGCTGGCAGTTCATCGCCCAGCCCGGAGGCGTGATCCGGGTTGGCGATGAATGGGTCGTGAATCCGGATGCCGAGAACCTGTGCAACTTGCCTGACGGCTATTACCTCGACGGGCTTTCAGGCAAGTCGGAGGACTGGATCAAGGTCAACCTGGCGAACCTGTACGGATTCGTCATGGATGGGCGGCCGATCCACCCCGGCTACACCGATTCGCTGCACTGCCAGACGTTCGAGCTGAACCCGCGGCTGGGCCTCTACGTTGGAATGGACTTTGGCTTGACGCCGGCCGCGGTGTTCGCGCAGCGCCAGCCGATGGGTGGCTGGCGCGTGCGCAGCGAACTGGTCGCCACGAGCATGGGCGCGAAGAACTTCGCGCGCGAGATCCGCGCGCATCTGGCCGAGCGCTACCCCAGCTACGAGATACAGGGCGTATGGGGCGATCCAGCGGGCGACCAGCGCTCGCAGGCGGACGATGAGCAGACGCCATTCAAGATCATGAATGCCGGTGACGTGCCGGCGAAGCCTGCGCCGACGAACGACACGACGCTGCGCTACGCGGCCGTCGATGAGGCGCTCGGCCGGATCATCGACCACGAAGCCGGGCTCCAGATCCATCCAGACTGCAGAATGCTTCGCAAGGCGCTCGCCGGCGGCTATTGCTTCCGGCGGCTGCAGGTGGCCGGCGAGCGGTATGCCGACAAGGCCGACAAGAACATGTACTCGCACGTCGCCGAGGCGCTCCAGTATCTGCTGGTCGGTGCCGGCGAGCATCGTCCGCTGGTGCGCGCCTCGCGCGCCGGCCGGCCTCGCGCGACGAGTGCTGTGACCGACTGACGGCACTTTCGGACAATTCTCCGTGGCGCGCCGCATAGCCTCTCCGGACGTTTCCCGGAGAATCACGTGAAGTTCCTCGGCCTTAGCCCCAACATCCCGGCGCCGCCGCCTGTGCCCGACACGACGCAGCCGACGACCGATACGTCGGCGGCCGTCGATGATGCGACGAACCGGCTGCGCCGCCGCCGCGGTGTCGCGGCGACCATCCTCGCCGGCGACTCGGCGGCGCCGGGCGCCTCATCCGTTTCAGCTCCCGCCGCGACGTCGGCGGGCAAGGCGCTGCTCGGGCAATGACGAACGACGAAGCGAAGATCATCGAGGCGCTCGTCGCGGACCACGGGCGGCTGAAGGAAAAGCGGCAGTCGTACGAGGCGGTCTGGAACGACGTCATCGACTATCTGATGCCGCGCCTCGACAAGTTCGGCCAGCGCGCGCGCCCGGACAGCGAGAAAGGTCGGGAGCGATCGCAGAAGATCTTCGATTCGACCGCGCCGCTCGCGCTGCGCAATTTCGTCGCGGCGATGGACTCGATGATCACGCCGGCGACGCAGTTCTGGCATCGTCTGGCGACCACCAACGAACACCTCGACGAGGATCCGGCGATCAAGGCGTACCTGCAGCAGGTTGTGCAGACGCTGTTCGCCGTTCGGTATCGCTGGCAGAGCGGCTTCGTCACGCAGGTGGGCGCGACGTACCAGAGCATCGGCCTGTTCGGGCCCGGCACGCTCATGATCGAGCACGACGTCGGGCGCGGCATCACCTATCGCAACCTGCCGCAGCAGCACGTCTGGTTCGCGGAGAACGAGGCCGGCATCATCGACAAGGCCCACGTCGCGTGGCGCCTGACGGCGCGTCAGGCCGCGCGCCGGTTCGGGCGCGAGAACCTGTCGCCGTCGATGCAGTCGGCGGTCGAGAAGGATCCGGAGAAGTCGTTCGACTTTCTGCACGTGGTCGAGCCTCGCGAGGATCGCGACATCACGAAGCTCGACGGCCGCAACATGCGGTTCGCCTCGTACTGGCTGGATGAAGGCCGCGACCGGGTCGTGCAGAACAGCGGTTTCCGCACATTCCCGTTCGCGATCGGCCGGTTCTACGTTGGCACCGGCGACGCGTACGGCGGCAGCCCGGCCTACGACGCGATTCCCGATATCCGCATGGCGAACGAGCAGGCGCGCACGAACATCCGCGCAGCGCAGAAGCTCGTCGATCCACCGTTGCTGTTGTCGGAGGATGGAGCGCTCGAAGGTTTCGACCTGCGTGCGGGCCAGCTCAACTGGGGCGGCCTGGACGATCAGGGCCGCGAAATGGCGAAGCCGCTCATCACCGGAAAGCAGGCGCAGATCGGCATCGAGTTCGCGCAGCAGACGCGCGAGACGATCAACCAGTGGTTCTACGTGACGCTGTTCCAGATCCTCGTGGACGGTGGCGACATGACGGCCACGGAAGTGCTACAGCGTGCGCAGGAAAAGGGCGTGCTGCTCGCACCGACGCTCGGCCGAACGCAGAGCGAGCTGCTCGGCCCGATGATCGAGCGCGAACTCGACATCCTGGTCGAGGCCGGCCAGTTGCCGCCGATGCCGCAGGAATTGCACGATGCCGGCGCGAGCGTCGAGATCGAGTACGACAGCCCGCTCAACAAGGCGATGCGGGCCGGCGAGGGCGCGGCGATTCTCCAGTGGCTCCAGCAGATCGGCGTCGCGTCGCAGTTCGACCCGCGCGCGGCGAAGCTCGTCAACGGCATCCGGATCGGTCGGTTGCTCGCCGACTACGGTGGCGTGCCGGTCGATGCGTTGAACACCGATGACGAAATCCAGGCGAGCGACGCCCAGACGGCGCAGGCGCAGCAGCTGCAGACGATCCTCGCGGCCGCGCCTGTCGCCGCCGGCGCGGTGAAAGACCTGACCACTGCGCAGGCGAACGCGCAGGCGGCGAGCGTCTGATGGTGGCCGTCGTGAACCGCTTTCTTCGTTTCTGGAATCGCCGCAATCACTATCGGCGCTGCTTCACCAATGAGGCCGGCCACCTGACGTCCGACGGCGAGGCTGTGCTGCGCGATCTCGCCGCGTTCTGCCGCGCTGACCGCTCCGTTCTCACGCTCTCGCCCGTTACCCGGACCGTCGACACCCACGCCACGATGGTGGCCGAAGGCCGCCGCGAGGTGTTCGTCCGCATTCTCCAGATCCTGCGCATGACCGACGCGCAGATCAATTCACTGAAATCCGAGGATCGCGATGATCTCGATGAAGCTGACGCCCGATGAGGCGAAGCAGGAAACGGCATCGGCGCCGTCCGACGCAGAACAGCCGGCGTATCCGTACGGCCTGACGATCTGCCTCGACGACGACTCGCTGTCGAAGCTCGGCATCGACAGCCTGCCGGACGTCGGCACGCCGTTCCTGCTCACCGCGCGCGTCGAGGTCTGCAGCACGAGCCAGTACCAGAACCAGGGTGGCTCGGATCGGAACCTGTCGCTGCAGATCACCGATATGCAGCTCGATGCGCCGCCGCCCGTGCGGACTCCTGAAGAGCGCGCCGCGGCGTTCTATGCCAGCGCCGGCGGCACGCCCAAACCGTAAAGGAAGCACTCATGCACAAGTTCTATCTCGCGCGCCGTTTCGCGCTCCTCTATCCCGATGGGCCAGCAGCCGATGCGCCCGCCGGCGGCGCTCCTGCCGTAGCGCCGGCGGTCGACGGAGCAGGCCCTGGCGGTGCAGCTGTCGCTGGCGGCGCGCCGACGAATTCGGACATTTCTCCCGTGGACTGGCGCGAGTCTATCGCCGACGCAGAGCTGAAGCAGTACGTCGAGGAGCGCGGGTTCAAGGAACCTGCGGACGTGCTGAAGGCGATGCGCGAGGCCGAAGCGAAGAGCGCGGCGCCATCGAAGCCCGAGGAGTACGAGCTTGGTGACGGCGATTTCGCAAAGACGGCCTCGACATGGTTTCACAAGCACGGGATTCCTGCGGACAAGGCAAAGGGGCTCGCTGCTGAATGGAATGCGTTCGTCGAGCAGCAGAACACCGCTGCCGACGAAGCGCGCAAGCAGGCCGGCGAAGCGCAGATGACCGCGCTGAAAACCGAGTGGGGTGACGGCTACGACCGGAACCTCGAACTCGGCCGGCAGGCGATGCGCAAGTTCGGCCTGTCCGGCGAGTTCATCGACAGGATGGCCGGCCAGGCGGGCGACGCAGAAACGATCAAGGTGTTCAGCCGGATCGGCGCGGCGCTGAGCGAAGGAACGCTGAACCCCGGCGGTGGGCCGGGCAGCGCCGGCGCGACGCTGTCCGACGAAGAACGCGCTGCACGTTTTTTTTCCGGCTCGAAATAGCGAGGAGCGAAGATGCCGACCCTGAGCACAAACAATCCGACGATGGCGGACGTCGCCAAGCGAACCGACCCGGGAGGGCAGATCGACATGATCGTCGAAATCCTCAACCAGACGAACCCGATTCTGCAGGACATGACCGCGATCGAGGGCAACCTCCCGACCGGTCACCGCTCGACGGTGCGCACGGGCTTGCCGATGCCGACGTGGCGCAGGATCTACGGCGGCGTCCAGCCGACGAAAAGCACGACCGCGCAGGTCACGGACAACTGCGGCATGCTGGAAGATTACGCGGAAGTCGACAAGGCGCTCGCGGACCTGAACGGCAACACCGCGTCGTTCCGCCTGTCCGAAGATCGCGCGCACATCGAGGGCATGAATCAGGAGGTCGCGCAGACCCTGATCTACGGTAACGACGGTGTCGCGCCGGCCGAGTTCACGGGCCTCGCGCCGCGCTACAACTCGCTCTCAGCGCCGAACGGCGAAAACATCATCAATGCCGGTGGCGCTGGCAACGACAACACGTCGGCGTGGCTCGTGGTATGGGGGCCGAACACGGCTCACTCGATCTACCCGAGGGGATCGAAGGTCGGCCTGCAGGTCAACGACAAGGGCCAGGTGACGATCGAGAACGCCGACGGTCAGGGCGGCCGTATGGAAGGCTACCGCACCCACTATCGCTGGGACATCGGCCTGACGCTGCGCGACTGGCGCTTTGTTGCCCGCGTTGCGAATATCGACGTGTCGGACCTCAATAGCGATCCCGACAAACTGCAGGCGCTCATCACCTACATGATCGAGGCCTCGGAGCGCATCCCGAATCTCGGCATGGGTCGCGCCGTCTGGTACGTCAACCGGAATCTGCGCACGAAGCTCCGTCTCGCGATCCTCTCGAAGATCTCGAACAACCTGACCTGGGAAACCGTGGCGGGCGCGCAGATGATGATGTTCGACGGCGTTCCGGTGCGGCGCACCGATGCGCTGCTGAACACGGAAGCGCCGGTGACGTAAGCGCAGCGCGGCGCTCGCGCGCCGCGTCGCACCGATATTCAGACCGAAGGAACGTTCATGTCCATCCTCGATTCCCTCCTGCAATTCTCCGACGCGCAGGCGCTCGCCGCCACGGGCGCCTCGACGAACGTCATCGACCTCGGCTCCGACCGCGACATCGGGCCCGGTCGCCCGATGTGGGTCGTCGTCGCGGTGAACGTGGCCGCCGATCACACGACCGGCGACGAGACCTACAAGGTCGACCTGCAGACCGCTGACGACGCCGCCTTCGGTACGCCGAAGGTGATCGCGAGCCTGTCGCCGGCGGCGGCCGACCTCGCCGCCGGCGCGCGATTCGTCATCGGCATGCCGTTCGCGAACCAGCGCTATCTGCGCCTGAATTACACGCTCGCCGGCACGTCGCCGAGCGTGACGCTGACCGCATGGCTGACCGACCAGGAGCCGGCCTCGTGGCAAGCGTATCCGGACGGCCTGCCGTCGTAAGGGCGCTGTGATGGCGTCGAAGCATCCCGGGTTCGCCGCGGTGCAGTCGAGGATCGCGAAGAGCGAGGGCGTGTCGAAAAAGCGTGCCGGCGCAATTCTCGCGTCGGCTGCCCGCAGCGCGTCCCCGGCCGCGAAAAAGTCGAACCCCGCGCTCAAGCGCGTGGCGCCGGCAAAGAAGAAGTAGGGCGATTCCATGCGTGTACGAGCAATCATGATTGGCTGGTTCGGCGGCGTGCGCCGCCGCGAGGGCGAGGTGTTCGACGTTCCGAAGGGCGCGAAGGCGCGCTGGTTCGTGCCGGCCGACGAGGATCTCAGGGGCCCAAAAGTCCGTGGTCGGTCCGCGACCGACCCGACGGACTCGACTGGCGACGGATCGCCCGAAGGAACGGGCGCCAGCGACGCGCCCTGATGGACTGACCGGCAATGGCATCCCAGGTAGGCATCGCGAACCGCGCACTGACGAAACTCGGCTCGGCGCGGATTACGTCGCTCGACGAGAATTCGAAGGCGGCGTCGACGATCAATTCGATGTACGACTACGTGCTCTACGCCTGCCTGCGCGCGCATCTGTGGGGTTTCGCCAAGGCGCGCGCGCTTCTGCCCGCACTCGCATCGGAGCCGCTGTTCGGGTATCAGCTGCAGTATCAGCTTCCGTCGGATTTCCTTCGGCTGATCCAGATCGGCGATTTCCTGATCTACCCGCGCCCGACGACGCAGGGCCTTTACAGCATCGAGGGCGGCAAGATCCTGACGAATCTCGATGCGCCGCTGCCGATCCGTTACACGAAGCGGGTGACCGATCCTAACGCGTACGACGCGCTGTTCGTCGAGGCGTTCGCGTGTCGCCTTGCCGCGGAAGCGTGCGAGGCGATCACGCAGAGCGCCACGAAAAAGAAGGCCGCGTGGACCGAACATGAACGTGCGATCGCGGAAGCGATCCGCGTCAACGCGATCGAGCGACCCTCACAGGCCGTACTCGAGGACACCTGGATCGAGTCGCGCAACGGTCGCGGCCATTTCGCTCAAACGCCCTCAATTCATTCCTGACGGGGAACTGCTTTGGCCAAGGCGGCGCCTCCCATTACGACGTTTGACGCCGGCGAACTCTCGCCGCTCATGGGCGCCCGCGTCGACGTCGCGAAGTACGCGAACGGCTGCATGACGCTGGAGAACTTCATCTGCACGGTGCAGGGGCCGATCGTGCGCCGGGGTGGCTCACGATACGTTTCCCCGGTCAAGGATTCTTCGAAGCAGGCATGGTTGCTGCCGTTTATCGTCTCGGACGGCATCGCGTACATGTGCGAGTTCGGTGATCGCTACATCCGGTTCTATGCCAACCGCGGGCAACTGGTCAATGCCGGCGCGCCGGTCGAAATCGCCTCACCGTACGCGCTCGCGGATCTGACGTCGGCTGACGGCACGTTCGCGATCAATGCTACGCAGAGCGCGGACACGATGTACCTCTTCCACGGCTCCTATCCGACGAAGAAGCTGCTTCGCACCTCGGCGTCGACGTTCTCGCTCGCGGATGCGGTGTTCACCTCCGGGCCGTTTGCGGACGTGAACACGAACAACGGCGTCACGGTGTCAGCGTCCGCGCAGACGGGCGTCGTCGCGCTGACGGCCGCCGGCGGCGATGTGTTCAGCGACGCGGATATCGGATGCCTCTTTTACCTCGAACAGATCGATTCGTCGCTCACGTTGCCGTGGGCTGTCCACCAGGACATTTCCGCGGGCGTCGTGCGGCGTGTCGATGACCGGGTGTATCTCTGTACCGAAACGGGCACTACTGCTCCCACGGTAACAGGCACCGAAACGCCGACTCACACGGAGGGCTTGCGCGCTGACGGCGATTTCATAGATCTGGCAAACGATCAGTATGGAAGCATTGGCGCGATGTGGGAATACCAGCACTCTGGTTACGCGACCGTGCTCATTACGGATGTCACGGATGCGCGCCACGCGACGGCGACGGTCACGACGAACGACCCGTCGCAACCCGCTGTCATTCCGGCCCAGGTCGTGCAGTCTGGAACCTATAAGTGGGCGCACGCCCTTTTCAATTCTGCGGACGGCTATGCTCAGAACGGGACGTTCTGGCGTGACCGTCTGTGCCTGATGCGTGATCGCTGGCTGGCCGCCTCGGTGTCGTCCGACTTCGAAAATTTCGCAACGAAGGATGCGGACCAGCAGACGGACGATTCGGCCATTGTTGAGCAGCTCAATGCGCGGCAACTGAACAAGCTCTCCTGGATGATCGAGTCCGACAGCCTTCTCGTCGGCATGACCGGCGATGAGTGGGTGATCGGCCCGGCGAACACGGCGGCGGCAGTGAGCGCAACGAACATCGCGGCCGAGCGACGCACGTCGTATGGGTCCAAGCGCGTGCAGCCAGTGCAGGTCGGCGGCGTCATCCTGTTCGTGCAGAAGAGCGGCCGTAAATTGCGCGACTTCCAGTACGACTTCTCGACCGACAACTACGTCTCGACCGACACCACGAAGCTGGCGGACCATATCACCCGCGGGAGCAGTGGATCGAACAACGGAATCATGTCGATGTGCTATCAGCAGGAGCCGCACTCGATCGTCTGGGCCGCGCGCGCCGACGGGCAGCTGATCGCCATCACGTACGATCGCGAGGAAGGACGCAGCGACGTCTATGGCTGGCACCGGCATCCCATGACGAACGGCTTCGTCGAGTGCGTGGCGTCGATCCCGTCGCCCCAGGGCGACACCGACGACGTATGGATGATCGTGCGGCGTACGATAAACGGGCAGACCGTTCGCTACGTCGAATACCTCAATCCGTCCCTGCAGGATGACGATTTGCAGTCGGACGCGTTCTACGTCGACGCGGGGATCACATACAGCGGCCCGGCGACGACGCAACTCACCGGGCTCTCGCATCTCGAAGGGCAACAGGTCGCGGTGCTCACCGATGGCGCGGTGCATCCGAACCAGACCGTCACGAATGGCGAGATCGCGCTTCAGTGGCCGGCGGAGGTGGTGCAGATCGGAATCCCGACGAGAGCGCGTGTGCAGACGACGCAGCTCAACGCGGGCGCCGCGGACGGGACCGCACAGGGCAAGACGAAACGTGTCACGAACGTCGTGACGCGGTTTTACCGCAGCCAGGGCGGATCGGTCGGACCGTCGTTCGACGAGATGGAAACGCTGAACTTTCGCACGCCGTCGAACGCGATGGGGCAGGCCGTGCCTCTCTTCACTGGCGACATCGAATCGAACTGGCCCGGCGGCTACGAAACGCAGTCGTGCATCTGCTACGAGAACGACCAGCCTTTGCCGGTCACGTTGCTCGGCTTTTTCCCGATCGTGGTCACGAATGATGATCGCTGAAAAGCTGCGGCCCGAGCACATTCTCGGTGTCCAGCTGCAGCCGGCGCAATCCATCTGCGCCGGCGCAATGACTCGCGAGTATGCGGAGCACCTGTGCTCCCTGCGTGGCGTTGGCTGGGCGCTCGTCGAAAACGGTGTGCCGATCGGGTGTGGCGGCATCGTTGAGATCTGGGAAAACCGGGCCCAGGCGTGGGCCCTTATTTCGCCGCGCGCGCTCAACTGCTTTCGGGTCGTGCACCGGTTGGCGCTCAGTGTTCTGGCGGATGTGCCGTGGCGAAGGATCGAGATGGACGTCGATGCGGGGCACGCCGCCGGAATCGCGTGGGCGCAGCGTCTCGGCTTCGAGCTGGAAGGCGTGCGCCGAAAATTTACGACGGACGGGCGCGATGTGATGCTTTTCGCGAGGGTGAAATAGATGGCAATGTACGCAGCGATCGGAGGGATGGCGCTCCAGGCGTTGGGAACGGTCACCAACGGTTTGTCGCAGGCGTCGCAGCAGGATGCGGCGGCGGATGCTGACCAGTTTAACGCGGACGTTTCCACTCAGGAGAGCAAGGCCGCGTTTGCTCAGGGCGTGGAAAGAGAAGGGATGCAGCGCCGGAACGCCGGGCAGCAGCTAGGCGCGCAGCGCGCTGCTATCGCCGAGTCCGGATTCGATCCATCGAGCGGCTCCGCCCTTGAGGTCCAGCAACAGAGCGTGCAAAACGCAGAACTCGACGCGCTGCAAACGCGGTATCAGGGCATCCTACAGGGCGCACGATACGAAGGTCAGGCGGCCATAGATCAGTATCAGACAAACGCGGCAAAGGCTGCCGCACGCTCGTCGAAGGTTGGGGCATATCTGAGTCTCGCGGGAAAGGCTCTCAGCTCATACGGAAACTACGCAGGAGGTGCGGGATCTGCCGCCGGAGCCGGCTCTAGCGCTGGCGCTGGCGCGGCCGCCGGATCGAACAGCTGGGGCTTCAGCATGCCGACTTCGGGGGGCTGAAAATGCCGATACGCATTCCCGTGTACAACGAGCAGGTCGAACCGACGCTCGATATTTCCGGCGCCCGCATGCCGACTGCGGTTCCCGACATGGGCGGCGTCGCGCGCGGCATTTCTGCGCTCGGCGTGGGCCTGACGAATGCAGGCGATGCGGTCGAGAAGCAGCAGATGCAGGACGATCAGGCTTCGCTGTCAAAGCAACTCGGAGACGATACCGTCAAGTGGGCTCAGTACGTCAACACCGCGAAAACGCAGGCGGCGCCCGGGGCTCCCAATTTCACTCAGGATTTGCTGGGCAATTTCGACGACTACGCTGCAGAGTCGCTTTCGAAAACGCCGGACGGCCCGCTGAAGCGACTGTATGCCGAGCGTCTCAGTGCGTTGCGCACCTCCATAGGAACGAACGCTGTGACGTGGGAGGCGCAGCAGAAGCGCGCCTGGAATGTCCAGCAGTACGCCGACGGCAGCGATGCGGCTGCGCGGGCGATCGCGATGGATCCGAGCCAATACGGGCAATCGCGCGCATCGCAGCTGGCGCTGATCAACAGCTCGTCGCTCGATGCGCAGACGAAGGCGAAGCTTTCCGATCAGTTCAAGGATCTCGCCTCGACAGCGGCGGGCATGCGAATGATCAACGCGGATCCCGCGTCGGCATACGCCGCGATGACGCAGGACCCGTCGAAGCCGCCGGCGGCCGGCTACGAATGGGTGGGCGACCTGACGCCGCAAAAGCTCACTGTCCTGCAAGGCCATGCCCAGGCGCTGGTGCTCCAGCGGCAGAATTCGCTCGACGCCGCGGCGCGGCAACGCGAGAACGACGCGCGTACGGCGTTCAACCAGACGCTCGATCTGGTGAACCAGGGCAAGCAGCTCAGTCCCACGTATCAGACGACCCTGCTGCAGACGGTCTCGGGAACGTCTGTTGCCGACGAAACGCAGCAGCTCGTCAAGGAAGCGTCGCAGAATGCCGGTTTCGCGAGCCAGCCGCTGTCGGCGATGCGCGCCGCCATTCAGGCCGACCGCGCCGATGCCGCGACGCCTGGCGTCGGCACCGACCCGGCGACGAACGCTGCCGTGCGCGCGCGGGAGAAGATTTACACGGCAAGCGTCGACGCGTACAAGACGGATCCGTGGAACGCCGCGCTTGACCGCGGCGTCATCAAACAGGTACCGCCCGTCGACACGAGCAACGTCCAGTCGCTCGATGCGTCCCTTGCGGCGCGCGCGGCCGCTGTCGGGCCAGTCGAGAACGCTGCCGGCCGTCGGGTATCACTGCTCACGCTAGACGAGTCGGCGCAGGTGCTGCGTTCGGTCGAATCGGTGCCGATCGATCAGCAGGCGCAAATGCTCAACGGCATCGGCGGCGCGTTCGGCGATGCCGCGCGCATTGGCGACCTCGCGCAGCAGTGGCATGAAAAGGATCCGGCGATGGCGCTGGCGCTGAAGGCCGGCGCCGGCAGTGGCAACGGCGATCCGTTGATGACGAAGAGCGGCAACCCGGTCAGCACGTTCATCCTGTCGGGACAGCAGGCCCTGAAGGACAAGACCGTGAAGGTCGACGACACCGTCGCGACCGGCATGCGGGCCCAGATCGCCAATGCGATCGACAACTCCCTGTCGCCCGAGCAGGCGCAGGATGCGAAGGAAAGCGCCTATTACATCGCGATCGGCAGTGCGGCGCGCCACGGCCGCGCGGCGCCGAACGCGACGGACATTCAGGACGGCATCAACGCGGCAACGGGAGGCATTTCGACCACTGGCGGCGTGCAGACGTTCGGCGCGAACGCGGGCAAACCGAACATGGTGGCGATGCCCTACGGCTGGAACGAGGACGATTTTCAAAACGCCGTGAAAACGGCGACGCCCGCGAACATCGAGAACACCGTGAACGGCAAGCCGATCGACACGGTGTACGCGAACGGTTCGGCGATTCCTGTCGGCGATTTCATGTCCAGGTTCCCGAGCTACCGGCTCGTGCGTGTCGGCGTGCGCGGCACGTACGCGGTGCAGGCCGGTTCGAAGTTCGTGACCGATGCCAGCGGCGCGCCGGTCACCGTCCACCTCACGCATGCCGGCGCGCCGGCCGCGCCTGCCGCGCAGCCTGCCGCGCCTGCATCCGGTCCGGATGCTGTCGCGAATTCATTTGCCATGTGAGGTAGGGCGTGCCGATCGACGATCTCTATTCGGACTCGACGTCCAGTTTTCTCAGCGGCTCCGATCAGGTCAACGTGCCGATGCCGCAGATCTCGCCGTCGACGAGCATATCGTCGATCGCGCGCGCCGTCGGCCGCGGCGTAGGACAGGGCGGCGTCGCGCTTTTCGGCGCTGCCGCGGATGCGGTCGCCGGCCTGTCGCAACTGTATGTCGATCCCGATTCTCTCGCGGGCAGCCCCGACGCGCTGCAGGCGGCCGACCAGCAGGTGAACGATGCGCTGGCGAAAGCGCGCGCCGGGCATCTCTTCGAGTCGCGCGTCGGAGCCGCGGCATACGATCTCGCCGATACGCTGAAGGCAGACCCGTCCAAAACCACGGCGATCGACCAGGTCGTGCAGGGCGCCGTCAGCGGCTTGACGCAGATCCTTCCGGCGGCCGCGCTGCTCGGGCCGCTCGGCGGCGCGGCGGTCGGCGCCGGATCGATCGGTATGCAGCGTGCCGAGGATCTGAAGCGGCAGGGCGTCGACGTCGGCACGCGGACCGCCGTCGGCGCCGTCGAAGGAGCGGCAACCGCCGCTGGCGCGCTCGTTCCGGTTGCCGGTTCCACGCTCGCATCGACGGCGGGCCTCGCGCTGGCCGGCGGTCCCGGTCTGGCTGTCGGGCAGGCGGCCGCCGAACGCGCGATTCTGCGCGGCGCTGGTTACGACCATCTGGCCGATCAGATCGATCCGCTCGATCCCGTGAATCTGGCCGCGGCCACTTTGATGACGGGCGTTGTCGGTGGCGCGCATTACGGGCTGGCGGCGCGCGCCGCCCGCGCGGCCGGCGCGGCCGGCTCGGCGCCGCTCCAGGGCATGGCGCTCGACGCGCGCAAGGCGTTACGCTTCGACGATCCCGCCATCGACGCGTACGCGGTGCAGGCCGCACAGGCGAACGGTGTTCCACCGTCGCTAATGCTGGCGCTGAAAAACGCCGGCGAGCGATCAAATCCGACTGCCGTCTCGCCGAAGGGCGCCGCCGGCGTCGCGCAGCTGATGCCGGAAAACCAGGCGAAATTCGGCGTGACGGATCCGTCCGATCCCGTTCAGTCGCTCGATGGCATGGCGAAGTACCTCGCCGAGACGATGAAGCAGTACAACGGCAACCTGCAGGCCGTGATCGCTGACTACAACGGCGGCCCGCGCGCCGCCGAGGCGGTGATGGCAGGCAAGGCGCCGCAGGCCGAGACGGCGGCCTATCTGCAGCGCGTCAACGACTATCTGCAAGGCCAGGGACTCGATCACCTCGCGCTGAACCCTACGGCGGCTCAGGTCGATGCGGCGCTGATGGCGCACGGGCAGCGCATCGTCGACGACGCATGGGTGTTCGGGTCGCAGTCGGACCCAGCCGGCCTCGACGCCCATCAGGCAGCGTTCGAACTCGCGGCCCGGCAGATGAACGACGGCGGCTTCCCGGACGTGAGCCGCTACTTTGCGCAGGACGATGTTGCGCGCGCGAGCGCGCTCGACGGTCTGATAGCCGAGCTTGAAAGTCATCGGGTCGCGACCGCTGCGACGGCGTCGAACCTGGCCGAGCGCGGCGGCATCGCGCAGGCGCGCGAGGAACTGTCCGCCGTGCAGGCGGCCGCGCCCGATTCGTCCGACGCCGCGGTGAAAGACCTTGCGCGCCAGATCCAGTCGACGGGCGCCAGGTATCAGGCGGCCGCGGCGCGCGCGCAAAAGCTGATCGACGCGCAGGTCGAGGAACACGCCGCGAAAGTGCAGCGCCTGCAGGAAATCATCCAGCGCAACGCCGAGGCTCAACGGGCAACGCAGGCGCTGCCGGGAATCGACCAGCAGCTTGAGCAGCTGCGCGCCGCGCGCGGCGAGATCGATGTGCCGGCGACGCGCCGCACGCCGCTGGCTGACTTCGTACAGCGGCTCGGCGCCGTTCAGCGCGAGCGCGTGCCGACCGACGGCGACGCGCAGTCGATCGAGTTCGAAGCTGCGGCGCCGGATGCGGCGCCTCGGGTGAACGAACCCGAGCGGATCACGCGGCAATCGCTTTCGGAGAATGGCTCGGTGAACGTGCGCGCCGCGGCCGCATCGATCGAGCAGCGCGTTCGCGCGGCGCTGATGGAGGGGCGCGATGTCACGCTCTACCGCGACGGCGCACAGCACAGCATCGTCGACTACGACAACGGAATGCTGGATTCGACTGGCGGCCAGTGGCAGGCGATGGATCTGTTGCAGCCGCCGGCGCCGGGCGGCGAACTGCCGCGGCTCGAAATCGGATCGTCCGCGCGCGGGCAGCCCGACACGACGACGCTCATCGAATCCAACCTGCGCAACGCGGCGGCGGACGCACCCGAGCGGCGCGTCTATCTGGACGCGCCCGCTGATACCGACAACTTCTCGTCGGCGAATCCGCGCGAGGCCGAATTCGACGGCAACCTGCACGAGGCACTCGATCTGATCGATCGCGAGCACGCCGAGACTGTTGCGGGATCGAGACTGTTCCAGGTCGCCGCGCAATGCTTCCTGACCTTGGGGGAATGATCGATGCATCAGAAGTGCGCCGAGGCGGTTTCGGCGGCGGCCGGCCGCAAGCTCACAAAGACCGAACTCGACGGCATCGAGAATCGCGTGCGCGCAGGAATGCGGCTCGTGCGCAACCGCGATATCGCGGCATGGGACGCCATGACAACTGCGCAGCGCATCAAGGCTGGCGCCGATTGGGCGCAGCAGCAGCTTGAGCGCGAGGCTGATCTGGCGAAGCGTCGCAAGGTGCTCCAGCTCTCAAAGCAGATCGAGACGGAGGACCGCATCGAGCGCGAGGTCTTCGCGGACCCGAAGAAGGCGTTCGAAAAAGGCGCGTACGAACGCGCAGTAAAGCACGATATCGAGCGCACATACGTGCTCGTCGGCGCGACGCGCGCCGATTACATGCGCCGCACGATGGGTGCGATCGAGGGGATGAAGCACGGCCAGAATTTCCTCGCGCGCGCGTTCGACGTCGACAACCCGGCGATGGAGCGCGACATCGTGCGCGAGATCTATGACCCGGGATCGACCGGCAACGAGGTCGCGAAGGCTGCGGCCGAGCAGATCGCTGCGACCAACGAGGCGCTGCGCGTGCGCTTTAACGAGGCCGGCGGCAATGTCGGCCGCGTCGGCTACGGCTACGCGCCGATCAAGCACAGCCAGTCTCGCGTGCTCGGCGATGGCAGCGACGCGCAGCGGCAGCGCTGGGCGCAGTTCGTCTTTCCGCTGCTCGACCGGAACCAGTATCTGAACCAGTACGGCGACCTGATGTCGGACGCCGAGGTCATGCGCATGCTGACCGGCGAAGAGCGCGGTCCGTGGCAGCAGCAGGTCACGGCCGCCGGCGGCAAAAAGGCCGCAGCGCGGCAACCCGGTGTGTGGGATGAAATTGCCGGGACGGCGCCGAGCGACATCACGTCCACCCGATACCTGGTCGGCTCGCGCGCGAACGCGAACTCGCAGCACCGCGTGCTGCATTTCCGCGATGCTGACGCTCACATGCAGTACAACCGCGAGTTCGGCGAGGGAACGTTGCTCGACGCGATGTACGGGCACGTCAACGTCATGGCGAAAAACGTCGTGCTTACCGAGCGCTACGGGCCGAACGCGACGCGAAACATCCTCGCGCTGATCGACCGCACGCATGAGCACGACGGCTCTCCCACGCGAACGCTGGAACATGGGCCCGGATCGATCGGATCGTACTGGAACTACGTGAACGGCGTGACCAACACGCCGGTCGATCCGAACCTCGCGCGGCGCTTCCAGACGGTGCGCACCGCCGTGAGCGCCGTAAAGCTGCAGGGCACCGTGCTGGCCGCGCTCGGCGACGTCGGCTCGATGTTCGTGACAGCGCACTACAACAAGGTGCCGTTCTTCCAGACGCTCGCAACGTCTGCGCGACTGCTGGGACCGGGATCGTCGGAGTTTCGCGACTGGCTGTCGTCGCAGGGCATCATCGCCGAGGAACTCGAACACGGCATGACGCGATGGGGCAGGGACAATCTCGCGCAGGATTGGGCGAAGAACCTGGCCGCCTCGACGATGAAGTTCGGCGGCGTGACGGCGTGGACCGACGCGATGCGCACTGGCTTCCAGGCGAACATGATGCGCGGCCTCGCGAAGATGGCACCCACGAAGTGGGACGACCTGACCGAATGGGATCGCCGCGCGCTGACGCGCGCGGGCATTTCGGCCGACGACTGGACGGTGGTGAACAGTGCCACGCCCGCGGAATTCGGCGGCCACAGCTATCTCACGGCCGACTCCATCTATGCGACCGGTCACCCTCAGGCGTCGACGGTTGTGCCGAAAATCCTCGGGATGATCCGTGAAGAAGGCGAGTTTGCCGTTCTCAACCCGGATCTGCGCGCGAAGGTCCTGACGTCGGGCAACACTGGAACATGGGCGGGCGAACTGCAGCGCACGTTCATGCAGTTTAAGACGTTCCCGATCGCGATGATTACGCGGCATTGGGGTCGACTGGCGGAGATGCGCCGCACGGGCGATTTCCGCGTCGACGGCGCGCCGGCGCTCGCCAATCCGCTGGCCTACGCCGCAGCGCTCGTCGTCAGTACGACGCTCATGGGTGCCGTGTCGACGGAGATCAAGGACTTGCTCGCCGGCAAGGATCCCGAGTCGGTCGGCGGCGATCTCAAGCACGCGGCGACGTTCTGGACCCAGGCGTTCACGACCGGCGGCGGTGCCGGTTTTGCCGGAGACATGGTGCACGCCGCGCTGACGAGTTCCGACTATGGTTCGCTGCTGTCGAGCCTGGTGGGCGGCCCGGTTCTGTCCACGCTTTTTCAGCCCGTGCACGCGCTCGCGAACAACGCGGCCGCCGCGGCCGAGGGCAAGGATACGCACGTCAGCGCCGATCTGCTGAAGGTCGCGCAGTCGAATATACCGATCGTGAACCTGTGGTACTGGAAAACGGTGTGGAACAGGCTCATCTGGGACAACATTGCCGAGAATTTATCGCCGGGTGTGACGCAGCGGAACATCCGGCGCTCGAATCGTACGTACGGCAACGACTACTGGTGGTCGCCCGGCGCGACCACGCCGCAGCGCGCTCCCGATCTGGCGCACGCAGTATCTGCTCAATAAACGGACAATTTTCCGCCTTCCGGAACCGACCATGACGCAGTTCTTTCAGGGCCACGTCATGACCGTTACGTCTTCCCAGCAGGATGTCACCTATATCACCGACGGGACCAGCAGCCCGCATACGATCCCGTTCTACTTTCTTGAGGATGAGGACATTCGGGCCGACCTGATCGGCTCGAATGAAAGCGTCGTGTCGCTGGTCTACGGCACCGATTTCACGTTGTCGGGCGCCGGCAACGAGTCGGGCGGCTCGTTGACGCCCCTCAATGTATGGCCGAGCGGCCAGAAATTGCACATCTACCGGATCGTGCCCGTCACGCAGGACCGCGAATATCAGCAGAACGACCCCTTCCCGGCGAAGACGACGGAGCAGGCGCTCGACAAGCTGACGATGATCGATCAGCAACTGTCGTCCTCCGTATTCAACGCGATCCGCTATCCCGAAAGCGAGTTCGAATCCAACGGCGAGTTGCCGATCGCCACGCAGCGCGCTGGCATGATCATCGGCTTTGATGCTGCGGGCGTCCTCTCGCTGATGCCCTTGCCATCGTCGCTCGGCGCAGGAGATCTGCGCATCGACGAATTCGTTGCCGGTGTCGATTTCACACCGGACGTCACGAACAAGCTGACGCTCTCGCGCGCGCCGCTGTCGGACGGGAACTGCTGGGCGTATTGGGATGGCGTGCCGCAGCTCGATTTCTCGCTGAACGACACCGAAATCACGTTCCCGACGCCCATACCGGAAGGCATTCAGACCGTGCACGTGCGCATCGGCACGACGCTGTCGGTTGGCATCCCCGCATCGGGGTCTGTCGGAGACGCAGCCATCGCGTCCGGCTCAAAGCTGGAAAACCGCATCCGCGATCTCGCGACGGTGACGGACTTCGGGGCTATCGGAGACGGCATATTCGACAACGCGCCGGCGTTCGCCGCGGCGGCCGCGTCGCGATCCGGGCCGATCATCGTGCCGTCGGGTGGCAGATGGAAAAGCGGCAGCGCGACGCTTTTCGGCAGCGGCATGGGCCTCTACGACGACCAGTCCGCGTCGCAGAATCCCGGCTACAACTCGTTTCACAGCCTGCGCTATTCGAACAGCAACGCCGACACCAACCAGCACGCGAACATCTCGGCACAGACCGAAATCTCGTCGGGCTCCACGATGCTCGACATCGGCGTGCTGTCGGTGCTGAACATCCATTCGAACGCGCAGCAGCATGTCGGCATGTACTCGCAGGTGAACGTCGACGGCGCGTCGAACGCGTTCTACTACGGCGGATGCATCGAAGTCGGAAACGTTCAGGCCGATGGTTCCAGTTCGACGGTCAACCAGGCGTTGGTCGGCCTGGAAATCGACATGAAGTCGAAATATGGATACGACGGCACCGATGCCGTAGCGACACGAAAAACCGCGTACAGCGCGGTCGCGTGGGGCGGCGGCTCTATCCATGAAGCCTATTCCGTCTATTCGAGCGGGGAGAAAAACGGCGATGGTGCGACGTACCAGTCCGGCGATTTCGTCTTCGGCCTGAAGATTCGCAAGAACGCGCTGAACGTCGCATCGGGTGTTGGCGTCGACATCGATTCCGACCATGCCGACGGTATCCGGATCACCGGAAAGTCAGCCGTCTACGGCATCAACCTCAATGGCGCTGCGGTCGCGGGCAACATCGGTTTGTACATTGGCGCCGGGTATGCGACGCCGATCGCGATCGAGCCCAACAAGATCATTCGCATGAACGGTGCTGCGAATCCGGAGGGCATGTACTACGACTCCGTGGCCAAAGCCATCATTTTCCAGTCGGAAACCCTTGCCGTAAGCGGCCATACGGGTTCGCCGACGGCGGGGGCGCTGGTGGGTTACCTCTCCGTTTACGTCAATGGCACTCTGCAAAGGATTCCTTACTATGAACCGTAATTCCGAGGACGATCTGATCAAGACGCAGCGCGCGTTTCTTCAGCTGCAGATGCAAAACGGTCATCTCATTCAGGAGAACGCCCAACTGAAGTTGCAGATTTTCGACCTGCAGAAAACGATCGACGAGATGCGGGCGGCTCTTGACCAGCAGAAGGAGCGGCCGGCGAATGATCGGGACTGAGCACGAAAAGCGACGCTGGTTGGACCTGACGGTCAATGTCCAGCAACTCGTGACAGGAATCATCGGCGCGGGCATTGCGCTGACGGTTGCCTACTTCACGCTGGTCCAGCGCGTATCGCTGATCGAGGCGGATGTTGCCAATCTGAAAAGCACGCAGCACGACAGGCAGGTGCAGACCGAGAACAGCCTGGCGGAAATCAAGGGTTCGGTGCACGACACGAACGACAAGATCGACAAGCTGACGAGCTTCCTGTTGCAGAACAACGCGGCGAACAGGGCGGACACGAAGAGGTGGGCGCGATGAAAAAATTTCTCGCAGACCGGTGGTCTGTCATGCATCGGTGGTGGTCGATTCGCCTCGGAGTGCTCGGCGTCGTGCTGATGGCGGCCATCCCGGAACTGGCGAACCAGTATTTCCCGAACATCGCGCCCGCGCTTCTGCACTGGTTTCCGCACGACGGTCAGCAGTGGGTGCCAATCGGTGGAGCGTTGTTGGCGGTCGCGGCGCGCGTGGTCAGCCAGGCGGCGGTCGTGGAGCAACTGCGGCGATTCTTTGGCCGCAAGGATGGCGACCATGACGCTCAGTGACGTGCTCAACACGGCCATCACGCCGGCGCTCGGGCTGCTGCCGCCGCAGATGGACACGCCCGAAGCGCGCGTGATGCTGCTGTCCATCGGATTGCAGGAATCCCGGTTCACTACGCGCCAGCAGATCGGCGGGCCGGCGCGCGGCTTCTGGCAGTGCGAGCAGGGCACGCGGAAATCGCGGGGCGGTGTGTGGGGCTTCTACCTGCACCCGGCCAGCCGGTATTGGCTGAGCGGATTGTGCGCCGCGCGCGGCGTTGCTTTCGATCCGGTGTCCATCTACGGCGCGCTCGACAGCGACGATGTGCTCGCCGCCGGCCTCGCGCGACTGGCACTGTTCACGGATCCGAAGAAACTCCCGTCCACGGACGATGTGATCGGCTCGTGGAATCTCTATCAGCGGGTGTGGAAGCCGGGCCGGCCGCGCCCGGACACGTGGCCTGATCTGCACGCACAGGCCGTCTCAGCAGTCATCGTGGAGGCAGCATGATCGCGATTCTTTCTTCGATCTGGCCGTACGTGCTCAGCGGTGTCGTTGCGCTGGGCGGCGTCGTGTTCGGTCTGTTCCGACATCAGCAGGCCAAGGTGGCGACCGCGCAGGCCGATGCCGTGAAGGCGCAGGCGGCGCAACAGGTTGCCGCGCAACAGGTCGCCGAGACCCAAGCCAACGCGGACGCGCAGAAGGCCGGCAGCGATGCCGCGGCGACGCGCGCCGCCGTCGATAACGCGGTGGCCGCTCAACCCGCAAATGAGGTTCGTCATGATCTTCAGAACTGGACTCGCCCTTAGCATCGCCGGCGCGGTGGCCGGCTGCGGCGCGACGTGCGCGCCGGCTGCGGCACCCGAAGTCGTGACGAAAACCCGGATCGTCGACACCGCATGTGATTGGGTGAAGCCGATCTACCTCGACAAGACCGACGTCCTGTCCGACGCGACCGCGAAAGCGATCCTCGCGCACGACAAGGCCGGCGCAAAAAAATGTAACTGGAAGCCGCTGAAATGAAAAAGCTATTCGTCGTCGCGCTGCTCGCGCTCTCGTCCGTCGCCTTCGGTGCGACGCTCACACCGGTGCAACTGCTCAACCCGGCCGGGTCTTCGAGCGGACAAACGATTCTTTCGACGGGGGCGACGTCGGCGCCGGCCTGGGGGAACGTGTCCGTATCCGCGCTGAACGGTGTGCTGGCGGTTGCGCACGGAGGGACGAACTGCGCCGCAGCATCCGGAACGTGTCTCGACAATATCAGTGGCTTCGCGGGCACCGGCTTTCTCGGCCGCTCAGGCGCCGGCGCCTACACGTTCACGAGCGTCATTCCGGTGAACAGCGGCGGGACGGGTGCAACGACGGCGGCCGGGGCGCTTTCCAGTCTGGGGGGCGCCACGATCGCGCAGGCGACCACGGCGGTCGCCATTACCGGCGGCACGATCAACGGTGCATCAATCGGCACGACTGCGCCATCGAGCGGAAAATTCACGACGCTCGCCACCACCGGTTCGGCAAAGGTGATCGCGGTCAATACGGCGGGCGGCAGCGTTGCGAACAACACGTCGGTTACGGTGACCGGCTGGACAGCCCAACTTAACCAGGGCTCTGCGTTCAATCCGGCAACCGGCGTATTCACTGCGCCGAGCGCCGGACAGTATTTCGTGAATGCGCAGTTCCAGTTTGCGACTTCCGCGTTTCCATCGGGCGGCATCATCAACGCACAGATATGGAGAAACGGCGCGATTCTGTATCAGAGCGCCGTCGTTTTCCCGTCCGCGACCGGGTCGCAGCCCTACTATTCGCATCCGATCAACGCCGTGGTGAACTGCTCGGCTGGCGATACGATCACCGTCGTATTGTCGCAGACCAGCGGCGCCGCGCTGGCGCTTACCACGACTGCCGCGTCGAACTACCTGATGATCACGCAACTTCCGTGAACGTGGCTGGCGCCGCGCGCCGGCGCGCGGCGACGAGCGCCGGCAGCTTCATGCCCGGGCGCTCGACTGCAACCATCATCAGCCAGCCGATGACCAGCGAGATCGGCACCACGGCCGACGCCAGCAGCAACACCTTCGGCAACGGTGCGCCCATCTGGTCGACGCGCTCGACGAAGCGGGCACCAAAATCGACCGATACGATCTGCACGATGTACATCGGGTAGCTCACCGCACCGAGGAACTGCGCCGCGCGGCTGTCGAGAGCGGCGACCGGGAAGCGCGCGAAGTATCCGACGACGATTGTGGCGCCCGAAATCTCCATCATTCGCGTACCGAACTCGCGACCGAGAAAGAGATCGGCGCCGAGATAGGCAACGATGCCAGCCACGAGCAGCGCCTTGGAGCGCGGAATCCTGATCAGGTCGCATGCCAGCGCGTAGCCGCAGATGAACGCTGCCTGGAACATCAGGAACATGCTGGGAAATTTTCCAAACGTGAGCGGATGCGCCCAGGCTGGCACCGCGATGTATAGGTAACCGAAAGCTGCGATCAGCGCGCCGACCAGCAGCCGGCTGCGCAGCGCCCACACCGCGAAGATCACGACCGATCCGAGCAGCTCAACCTGAAGGCTCCAGATCACGCCATTAACCGAGCGGTCCATCAGGGTAGCCGCGGCAAACGCCTCCGGCATTGTGACGTGCGGCAGCGCAACCCATAGCACAGCCCCGGCCGCGATCGCGACCGGGTAGAGGCGCGTGATGCGCCTGAATACAAACGGTAGAAATGCGCGGGCCGGGCTTTCAGTGCGGCGCAACATCGATTTGCCGAGCACATATCCGCTCAGTACGAAGAACAGCATCACCGCTGCGTCGGCATTGAACACCGAATGCCAGAGCCGAATGAATATCTGCGCCGACGTCATGTCTGGGAAGTCTGCAATTTCCTTCAGGTAAATGGCGACGCCGCCGTAATAAGTGGCGCAGTGCCCGAGAACCACCGACAGGGCGGCAATCCCCCTCAGGCCATCCAGATTGTTATTGCGGTTCATTATTATTCCTGCCACGCTTTTTTAATTGGAGGGATCATACTCCAAATGGCTTCCCGTGCATCCGCATGTCATACGGCACATGGCCGCGCGCCCCTCGCGCGACGATTAAACACGTCGCCGCTGCCGAGTCGAATTGCCGTTTTCATCATACGGCAAGCCGCCATTGAGCCACGGCTCCAACCCACGGTCTCTCGTCTCGCGCAGCTTCGCTTCGTGCGCCGTCCGGTCGCGTTTCGTGTCGTCGAGGCGGCGCGTTCCCGGGAGGCCGAAGGCCCACCAACGCTCCGCTTCGTAGTCAGTCATCCAGAAATTGGTGCGCTTCACGCCGCCCCATTTTCCGTCCTGGACGAACTCCCATTCGTACTCCCACACCTGTTCCATCACTCCTCCAAGAATACTGTATGAATGTACAGTATAAGAGGTCGTGCACCGGCGGTGGAATGGCCCTTAAATTTCGGAACGCCTTCCCGCAAAGATCCGCCAGACAAGGCGATGATTTCTCAGAATATTCCGAAATCGGAAACGTAAGGCGTTGACGCCAAAGAGAAACTATCGGTTTGACTACTCGATTGTGATTCCTGTTGTCGTGGGTTCGAGTCCCATCAGCCACCCCAAGATTCTCTAGTTATATCAATGCATTGGCAACGGCACTGTGATTTTATCCAGTGCCGTTTTTGCTTTGGAATTCCACAAAATGGAATTTAAAGCGTAGGCAAAGAACTGCTCGACACCGCTTTCCTCGGCGGTAGCGGCCACGGCTCGGCTAGCAATCTGTCCGCCGGCATCAAATTCAGAAACGACCGCGCTTCGTCAGCTGATCGACTTGCAAGTTCGACCATGTAGGCCGGAATGCTATACTGTATAAATATACAGTATAGGTGCCGTATGGATGCGGTTCAGGAATGGTGGGAAGAACGCGCAGCCATCATGCATTTCGACGCCGGCATGTCGCGTAGCGACGCGGAATATGCTGCTTACGCGCTCGCGTTGCGCTACTGCGAGCGCACTGGAGAAAGTCTGCCTTACGACGGATATTTCTATGTTCACCGTATCGGCGAAGGCGCTCGGCTGGAATGGTCGGACGAGACGTGTTCGGTCGACTATATCAGTCCGAAACCATACTGGCGGCGACGGTAGTTTGGAGTGGAGGTAGACGCGCAGCCGGAACCGGCTGGCCAGAAGAGGGGAGCGGCGAACGCCCGGGTGAGCGTCGCCGGATACAACCTGAGATGCGCAAGCCGATCAGGCCAACGCTGCGATCACCTTGCCCAGATCGTGATCCAAGGTGTTGGGGAAGGGCAGCGACGGCTTTCCGATATGCATGGGTAGTGCTGCGTGCTGCCAGTCGGGCGGGAGAGAAGGTACGATGTCCAGCCCGTTCCAGTAGAGATGCACGGGCATTTTTGCCAGGAGCGTGCGAACACCCAGATCGGGGCTCACACGCGGCGGCTCGTACGCGTACACGGCGATGGGCGGCTTCCCGGCGAGAACGAGCGATACGGCGGCGCAGACCGCGATTGCCCCGCCGAGTGAATGGCCGACAAGACTTACCGGCTGACCATCGATTGCCTTCATCACGTCCGCTGCGATAGTTTGCCAGCTTGACCAGAACCCCCGATGCAGTTTCCCTACGCCTCCGACCTCGACAGGCTCCGCGTCGAAATCCGCTTCCCAGCACGAGAAGTTATCGGAGCCGGGGAACGCGACTACAAGGCCGTCTGCCGTGTTCCGGATGATGGCGCGCGAAGCACTGTCCGCTGCGCCGATATCCGGTTTTGCCGCATACGCTTCCTGTGCGAGCAATGCGTAAGCGTACGGGCTCATCACGGCACCGCAGGAGCCGATGCGGCGGCCGGCGCAGAGGCGGCAGGAGCGACCGCCGCTTGCTGCTGAGCGATGAGCGTCAGCACTTGCGACAAAACCGGTTGCGCTGCCATCAGGCCGATCAGGATCGCCGGCTGATTCGGAATCGCGGGCACCGAAGCGACGAGCGTGATGAGTGCCGGGAACAGCGTCGCATTCAGCGTTTGAAGGTCCGCTGCGTCGATCGCACCGTTCGCCGCGCAGACCGCCGTATTGACGGTGAGAATCTGTGCAACGAGCGCCTGTTGCGTCAAGTTGAGCAGCGCTGCCGCGGCCGGCTGCGTGAGCAGCTTGAGTTGAGCATTCACCGACGGGCAGAAATCAGCAACCAGTTGCTGCGGCGGAATGACGAGTTTCGGTTGCGAACCGGTCGAAGCACAGCCGGCCAGGACGGCGAGCGCGAGCGCGCCTACCACAACGATGAGTTTGCGGAACATGGGTGAGTCCTTACGGGAAATGCCGCGAGCGCGGCGAGACTAGAAATGCCAGCGGGCGCCGGCTTTGAACGACCATCCCTTCAAATCCGAATGCGTCGCCTGAAGGGATAAGCGAGTGGATGGCGGGACTTCGGCGTACGCGACACAGCACGACACGTCGTAGGTGTTGGGGTTGACGATCGGCAACACCTGAACGTGCTCGGCGATCGTGCAGCCGGATAGCGCGAGCGCGAAAAGGGCAGCGCGGATCACGACGCGGTCGGCATCGACTTTGCGGCCGCGCGCGCGGCGAGCCGGTTGTAGGCGGCGTGCAGCACAAGCACGATGCCGCCTGCGATGAGCGCCGACAGATTCTCGGGCGCGGCACCATGGAAGCCGCTGAGTGCCCAGTTGACGGTCGGCACGAGGTCGGCGGCACCGATGGTCAGGCCGCTGGTGATGAGGGGATTGCTGTTCATGGATGCTCCTGTTCGTGGTGGATGACTTCGGTCGGTGTGAACTGGTAGCCCTCGATGGCGTATTTCTGGACGATCCAGATCGGGAAGGGCAGCATGTGGATACCGGCATCCCTGGCGGTGTGAAACTGCTTCGCGAGCAGCACGCCATTGACGGTCATGTCGTCCACGAAGAGGTATGGATCGAACGGTTTTGCAGACAGGAACGCATCCCAGTCGAAGGCTTGCGCGTGCGGTCCCCACAGGCCTCTTTTGCAGTCGGCGGCGAAGTGCGGCCAGTCGATGACTTCTGCGAAGCAACGTTCCACCGGGTGGTGGTGCGCCTCCAGCGGCGCGCCGAGTTCGTCAGCCGTCATGCAGGAGATAAAGCACCGACCGCCTTCCCGTTCGATGAGCTTTTCGCGGGAGTGGCGGAACAGGCTGGTCGTCGTGCGCGGATCGTGACCGGGCAGCAGCACGTCGACGACGAGCGTTTCTTTTTCTTCGTGCGTGGTTTCTACGGACATAAAAAAAGCGCCCGCAGGCGCTAGAAGTGGAGAGAGGATCGGTTACTGGTTTCGCATCGGCACGATCGCCTGAAGCGTGATCGTGCGAGGTACGTTGCTTGTCGTCACCGTGATGGAAACGATGTACTGCGACGAGAACTGACCGCCGCTCATTTGTGCCTGCACACAGCAGCCCGGCTGGATCACGACGCCGTTATCCGCGGTGATCGACTGGCTGTTGATGATGGGATCATCAAGCGTGAGCGACGCCGGATTGTCGGAGCCGATTTCCGTGACGATGGACAGGACGGGCGTACCGGTCAGTGTCTCGCCGCTCGCCAGTTGGGCTGTGGCATCGAGCGTCAGTACCTGCACTTCCAGCGGCCCTTTCTCGGACGTCGAGGGAATTTTCGTGAGCATCGGATTGCACCGAACGTAAAAGGACCGGCGAGGTGCCGAAACGGAAAACGAGCGAGCCGGCGCACCCACCGTGAACGTGCGGGGCGTGGCCTTGATGTAGAAAGCGGGATTGACCGCATACGACGGAGAGCCGATAGCGCCTGCTGCAACCGGGACAACGGAAGCCAGTCCCGCCATCGTCTGGCCCGCAACAAGCCGGCCCGATGCGAGCGCAATGAGGCTCGCGATCCCCGCTGCGTGGTTAGCGCCAGCGCTGACCGAGCCGCGCCCACCGACTTCGACAGTGGCGGCGCCGATCGCTGCTTGTGACTGCGACAGCCGACCGGATGCCGACGCGGTGACGACCGCAACGCCAGAGATGGAGTTCCTCCCCTGCGCAACGAGGGAGCCACTCGCGTCCGGCACAATCCGCGCGACGCCTGAAGCGGATTGCGACGTCGAGAGCGTTCCGGCATCCGATGGCTGAATCGTCGCCGAACCGCTCGCCGTGTTGAGCGACTGAATTGTGCCCGTCACTCCGGGAAGGAACGACGCTGAGCCAATGACGGACGCTACGGCGATCGCCGCGCCCGTCGCGAGCAGCGTGACCGAAGCAGCGCCGGTCGCGGGCTGGCCGGCCGATATCGAGCCGGTTGCGGCCGGCGTGACCGTGGCGATACCGGACGCGCTATTCGTCCCGCCGCCACCGGACGGGAGCAGCGGCACGAGCACCGAGGCGTAGCCGCCCGAATCGCTGTTGAATCCTGACCACGTCAGAGACGGCGTGGCGACAGCCGGAAAAGCCTGATACGCCGTCGCACCGGATATATCGTTCGAATCGTCAGTCTCTGCCCAATCCTGCGTCCAGCCTGTAGACGGCGTGAACGGCTGGTTGTAGTCGTTGCCCGAGTCGAAGGCAATCGCGGAAAGAACAAACTCGCCGGCTTTCTGTAACGCGGTCGGACTGGCTATCGTCAGCGACGACGACGTTCCGCTCGCGTAGCCGATTGCGCCAACGTCAACCGGACTGGCCGAATCAACGCCTGACAGTTCGTACATCTTCCCGGTCGGATATTGCGGACTGGAATCTGATGACGTGACGGTGACCGACACGCTCCCGCCGGTCACATACTGTCCAGGCAGCACGGCAATGCATGCGTCTGCGCCGTTACCGGGCGTGATCTGCTGATACACCAGCCAGTTGGCCGGAAACCGGCTAATGCCGCCCCCGCCATCTCCATCGCCGAACAGTCCTGAAACGACCAGCGTATTGCCAGCCGTCACGCCTGACAGGGTAAAGGTGATCGACGAAACGCCGCTTTCTGCAACCAGCGGCCCGGACTGGACGATCGCGATGGTCATGACAGGGCGGTGACGCTAAAACTGGTCGTGAAGGATGCTGAAGCGGTCAGGTCGATGCGCACATGCGTCGGCGTCGCCTGCCATGTGAGCGTGGCGGTGCTTCGCATCGCAGCCTTCGGTCCGGTCAGCATGCCGCCCGGAATCGACGCCCCACCGATCGGGGAAAACGTCACACCGCCGTCGTAGGAGGCCTGACACGTTGCCTCGATCAGCGGAGAAATATCGGGCATCCCGTTTCGTCCGATAGACAGGGTAATGCCCGTCGAGCCGGCCGGAATCAAGAGCGGACCGATCGAGCTGTCGCCAGCCGTTATCGCCTGCGATTCGACGGCGGCGAGGACGGTGCTCATCAGCTCGGTTCACACGGTATGGTGAGCGTCATCGACATTTCGACCGCCGTACCGGTCTGGATCGACACATTGCCGACGATGACATCGGCGCCGGACGTGCCAACCGTCAACTGTTCCTTCGCCACGCCGCCCGACGTCAGCAGTCGCGCGAACGTAGCGGTGCCCGCGGCGGCCGGTGAATAGCTCGCTTCCGAGAACGTGCCTACCGACACCATGCCGCCGTTCTCGCTGCTGTACGCGGGCGCAGACCATGATGTGATCTCGCCCGACACGAGCAGGGTATTGCCGCTTAATGCTGTCGACGGACCGGCCGGAGCGGTGCCGCCATAAATGGAACAGGCGGAATCATTGCCGAGGTTGGCGATGAGCGCGGCGAGGGCGTCAGACGCGGCGGATTGCGAAAGGATCATGACGGCTTCCAGAAATGAAAAGGCCCACACAAGGCGGGCATCGGGTATGTCGGGAAAGCGGGGATATGAGGCTAGGCGACAACAGGTTCGTTTGGCATGACACCCGTTTCCATCGCGCGGCAGAGGCGTTTGGCGCGGTCGCCGGTCTGCGCGTACCACTTGCTGGCCATCATGGCAGCAGCGGCAACGGCGTAAGAGCCACGCTGCATCGCGCCGAGTGCGTTCTTGAATCCGAGCAGACCCTTGCCCGTCGCGGCATCGCCGATTCCCATGTTGAAACACAGGTTCGCAACAACGCGCTGACGAACCTCATCAAGCTTTCGCCACCACGGCAGATGTAGATCAAGAGCGGCGAAAGTGACGGTCAGGTCGTGCGCCAGAAGTTGATCGACCTGCGCATCGGTCAGCGGAAATTTCCAGCCAATGGGCAACGGAGAGGCGTTGAGGTTGTGGCCAACACCGCACGTCGGATTGCCCTCGGTGTCGATGTACCGCGTATAGCGAATGCCTTCGTCGCGCCGCAGTTCAACTTCGAGCAGCGGAAGGTCCATACGACGCTCCAAAAAACCCCGCCGGAGCGGGTCTTTTACTTGTCGGCTTTGCTGTCCAGTCGCCGGTCGAATTTCTCATCCATCGATTCCAACTTCTTGAAGACGGCATCGATTGACGCGCTGAACCGGTCGATTGCTTTTTCCAGGGCTGAATTCGTTACGTAGGTCTCCGCGGCATGAAGTTTGAATGCCGCAAGCTCCTTTTCATTTGCCTCGACGCGGGCGTGAATCAGACGAAACGCCCACCAGGAGACTGTGCCGATTGCGGTCGCCGCTGCGCCGCCGATGTAGAGGACTGCACTGTCCATCCGATCCCCGAAATAAAAAAGCCGCGCGGAGCGGCTATGGTTTCAGTATCCCTTGACGATACTATCGTGTTGCGATACTATTCGTTCCATGATCTCGACTTTCAAGTGCCAAGACACCGCAATGATGTTTGCTGGCAAGCGCGTACCGCGGTTCGTCAACATTGAAACCGTCGCTATGCGCAAACTGGCGATGCTTCACCGTGCGGCGAATCTGAGCGACCTGCGCATTCCGCCGAACAACCGGCTCGAAGCGCTAAAGGGTGATCGTGTCGGGCAGTGCAGCATCCGCATCAACGATCAATGGCGGGTGTGCTTCAGGTTCGAGAACGGCAACGCATTCGACGTCGAGATCGTCGATTACCACTGACTGGAGAATCACCATGGCACGCGAAGTCAGGTACCCAACTCCGGGCGAGATCCTTCAGGAAGAGTTTCTTGGCCCGATGGGCATTACCGCATACAGGCTCGCCAAGGACATTGGCGTGTCGCAGATCCGTATCAGCGAAATCATTGCCGGCAAGCGCGTAGTGACCGTTGATACGGGGTTGCGCCTGTCCCGCTACTTCGGCACGAACGATGAGTTCTGGACCGGGCTTCAGCTCGACTACGATACGGCGATGGCGAAAGACGCACTCGCCGCAGAACTGGAAAAGATACCTCACGCTGAGCCGGCCTGAGCCCGTTGCGCTCACCGAAACAGCCCTGCGAAAGTTCGGCGGCTTTTTCTTTGGGGCGGCTGTGAAATTGTTGTTGACTTTTTGTTCCCTTGGGGAACAAAATGAATTTGTTGGGCCAGCGTTCCGCGTGTGCCCGCTACTTCCGAAAGGACGATCATGAAGACCACTTTTCGCGCGCGCGTCCTGCGCGTACTTGCACATGCCGATTTTGTACGAACCTCCGCTGCCGCGCGATCTACGCGCACTCAAGGAGCGCCTGAAGTACAACGCTCCGCAGATGGCGTCACTGTTCGGGCTTGCGACCAAGGATCAGTGGCGCAAGTACAGCGGAGACGGTGCGCCACGGCCAATGAGTCTACCCATGCTATTCCTGGCCGGAGCAACCTATCTCGGCCCACGCGCAACGGTCGCGCAAGTCTTCGATTGGTGCAGGGATGCCGGAGCGAAGATCGTCATCGTCCCGGATGCCGATGGAGAGCAGCAGCCGTAGCAATGACGCTCGGTTGTGCCGCCGCAACGCAGGCACGCGCGGATAGCATCACCGACTACATTCGATTCGAAGCCGGCCTCGGCTTCGGCATCGCGAACGACTCCGGCGACGGAACTTGGGTGCAACGGGGCTCGCCTGACAATCGCGAAAAACTGACCTTTCCGGCGGTCCTCGCCGGCTTTTCCGGCCCCTTCTGGGCGCGTGGCCCGTGGGATCTGCGCTGGCACGCGAGCTACGTATATCTGGGCGAACAATCGGCAAGCGTCGACGGCGTTCCGGACGATCAGTACAGTCCGAGCACGCACCAGATCGTGGGCTATGCCGGGGAGCGGTACAGCCCCTTCAGCGGGCACGGCCACTTGCAGGGGATCCCGCTGACGCTTGATCTCGGCTACACCTACCGAGGTTGGCGCTTCGGCGTCGAAGCCGGGGCATGGGCCTATTGGCAGACGTGGCACGAAAGCCTGTACGACCTTGCCGACCAATGGCAGAACCTGTCTCACAAGACGGTCATGCAGATTGGATACGTTGTTGGCGCATCGGTCGAGTGCGGGTCGTTCTCGCTGTCCTATCGCTACTATCAGGTCAGCCAGCGGTGGAATCCCTATCCTGGGCTGGCTACGGGAGCGCACGTGTTGATGGTGCGGTATCGGTTCTAGATGAACATCAGGAAGGGCAAATTGACCGCAGGTAAGGTACGCGCTGGATCATAGCGACCAGTATCGCCGTTACGAACAGCGTCAATGCGGCCGCTGCCGGGATCATGACCCAAGGGCTGATGAGGTCGAACCGGATTCCACGCGTCGCCAGATATGCAATCACGAGAAGATGCGCCAGGTAGATGCCGAAGCTGACCTTTGCCACACGTTCAAGAAACGCGACCAACATCCCGCTCGACGCGATTCGATCGTTGAGGCCGCGCATCATGACAAAGACCGCGGCAGAAGCGATCGCCACAAGCGGCGACGAATACACGTAGTAGATCTCGCTCGGCGCGCCGCTCAACTCGCGTTGACGCGCGGTCAGCCACGCTGTCGCTGCACTGCTCGCGATGTAGACCAGAAGCGCGAGCATCGAGTGCGCGCATCGCAATCGACGAAGTACCGCGCCGAGCAGCATGTAACCGGCACCGGTCATCACGTTCGACACGTTGAACGTTGCGGCCGGGCTTCCCGTGATGGAGGAATACAGCGGCACGCAGCACGCTCCCACGAACCAGATCGCGAGAATGAACCAGTGCGTCGAGCTTGACGTCGTGCGAAAAAACGGACTCAAGACCGGCAGAAACAGGTATGTCCACAACAGGGCGTACAGGAACGCGAAGTGCATCGCGACCGGAGCGCTAAGGATATGCACAACCCATCCGCGCGTCGGCGCGCCTGTCAACGAGTAATACTTCAGATAGATCGCCGACCATGCCCACAGCGGCAGCGCGATCTTCCACACACGGCGCAGCGTCGATGTCGGCGTGAACTCCCGACCGAGCAGCAGCGCGCCGCTCACCATGTAAAAGAGCGGCACGCACACGCGTGCGAAGCTGTCGTAGATGTTGACGGCAGTCCATCCTGGGCTAGCAGCAGTCCAACCGCCGCTAGCCCAATGAATGACTGCAACGAGAAATATCGCGAAGCACCGAATTGCGTCGAGCGCCACATCCCGTGGCGCCCCTGTGCGATTTGCACTACCTGGATTTGACATACGCCCCGCCCAATCAGTTGGCGAATTCTGCCATAAAGCGGAGCTTCCTATTGAGTCTAGGTCTTTGCCGGTTGCGAGTTCAGCGCTGCCGCCTCCGCCTCTGCTTGGGTGCAGGGGGAAAGCGTGGCCGGGACGACCGCGCTGCCCCGCTGTCCGACTGCCTCGCCTGCATTAACGACCACATCGTCGTCAAACACCCATGGAATGCCGTCTGCGCTATCAATAAAGTATTTCATTGGTCACCTCATTTCATACCATGCCGCCATCGTGGCACCGCCGCCCGATGTAGCAATTGCGTAGTTCGCTCCTGCCGGGACTACTCCGTTGACGCCCAGTACCGAGCCCGACGCCGAATAGACGCATACAGCGCATGTGATGCCATTTATTACAAGAGTCATCGCTCCGGATGCGCCGCCAGCCGCGCCTTGGATATACACGGAAATTGGCTTTCCGGTTGTGTTCGCGAATGTCGCACCAAAGGACCGTGAGGCACCTACATTGGTAAAGCTCTGCCCGACACCAAACACTTGCCCCTGATTCACCGCCTGATTTGCGCTGGTGGAAGGGCTCGTCGCGAGAGGCAGCGGAGAGGCAGTGCTTTCCAGTTGTCCGAGTTGCACCGCATGCTGAGATGCGGTGGCGGGGGCGACGCTGAATGTCTTGGTGCTGTCGCCGTTCAGCGCAGCTGCGGATGCGAGCAGATTCGCGAGAATGGTGGCGGTGGTCCCATCGTCAATCACGTTCTCGCCGGTACGCTGAACGATGAACTGCGCGAGCACCGCGGCCATGATGCTGGACTGGCGCAGCGTCTTGTTGATGGCCGCCGACTGGGCGACACCCGCGCTATATCCGCTGGCCACGGCAGAGAGCGCCGCATACTGTGCTTGGGTAAGCACATTCGCTCCCGCGCCAACAGCAAACGGAAGAAAGTCGTTCTCTACGGTCATTGAAGCTCCGGAAATAAAAAAAGCCGCCCGAAGGCGGCTTTGCTTTTTCAGCGTGTCTGGTCAGATGGATGTGGCCCACGCCCCGACGTCGAAGCCGGAGATGTATTCGTTCTCGACGTCGAAGCCGAAAATCGGTGCGTCGGGCACCGACGTCATGACGTACTCGACGCTGACGGTGGACGGTTTCAGTGGCACATAACCGCCTTTGAGCAGTGCGAGGAAGAGGGCGCTCGGCGGGGCTCCGACGATGCCGATGATGATCGACATATCGCCGTTGTCCTGAAGGAACAACTGCGTGTCGCTGCCGAAGATGGCCTGCAAGATGTCTATCGAGGAATCGACCGTACCGTCCCAGTGATTCGCGCCGATGCGCGCGCGAATGAGCAGCCTGTAGGTGTCGTCATCAAGCGACGTGACACCGGTAGTTGGATCAAATGGCCCCTTCCACACCCCCTGTTCGAAGCCAAGGCCCGCGGTGTCGAGCGAGAAATAGACGCCGGCTAATGGAGTCTGGATGTTCCGACTCACGCCCACCCACAGACCAACGATGTCGAGTTGCACGCCGACCGCATTGTCGAGGTCGAATGCATCGGGAATCGATAGCAGCAGGTTCTGCTGATCGACGAAACACTGCGCGATGCCGGCGACCATCGCCATAAACTTGGGCGCGGAGGCGTGCTCGCTGGTGATGAGGGACGTGTAGTCCGAGACATCTGCCATATCACACCGGGGTCATGGTCACGCTGGCTGCGCTACACGTTGCGGCCTGGTTGAAGGTGAGCGGAACATCGGGCGAACCAACGCCACCCGGGCCGCTGATGGCCAGCGATTCGATCTTGAACATAGACGCCCCCGATACCGACTTGGCGGCGGCGATGCACGCATCCCATTCGACACATTGGGCCGCGCCACCCCCGATGGTCACCGAATTGATGTATTCGGCAACCTTAGCCTGCACGGCTGCGCCGATCGCTGAGGTGTAGCCCGTGAGTGCGCGAAAATTGATCGCGACCGTTATCGCCTGGTCGACCGGCCGGAAGATGTTGATCGTGACTGGAACACCATACTTGTTGAGCACCTGCAGTGACGTCGCGCCATACGTTCCACCGCCAGGCGTTTTCTTCGCGGCGATTGCGTTGGCGATATCTGACAGCGCGCCGCCTTCGACGACCAGACAGATATTCTTCGGCGGGATGCCGTTCGCGTCCGTCGCGTTGGTGTCGTTCTCGTATGAGGCATAGCGGGTCACGCCGGGCACATTGGCAACGGCACCGATAATCCCTTCAAATACCGTCAGCGACGGAATGGCCGTGGAGACCGTCTGCCGTTGACGCAGGTCGGGGTCTTCCTCCACCGGATTGCCGGGCGACGCATCAGCCGTGTTCGCGACGGTCTGCCATCCGCGCGTCGGCGTGGCGATCGTCCATGCGGTCCCCGCGGGCGCAGCGATCGCGCCGGCGGTCTGGCATGTTGCCGTAACAGTGATCGCGCCGGACACCGGTATTTCTACCGTCGCTGGAAAATTCCACTGGTTGTTGGACGGATCTGTCACCGCGCCATTCGTAATCGTGGTCCCAGCCTGACCGACGAGGTTTAGGTCGACCGTCGAGTTACCCGGCACCTCACGCGCGATGCCGTTGATCTTTACCACGCTTGACAGGTTCGCGCCTTGCGCAGTCGAAGGCGAAAACGCGTTGTACACGGCGATGATCACACCGTTCACGTCGTTGATCATGTTCGCGATTCCGGCGACGAACTGGCCGTCCTTACTGTCGTTCCCAAGATAGGTGTCCGCACCGTAGATGCCCTGATACAGTGCCTGCACATAGGCGAGCACATCGGGGAACGTCGGTGCGGTGATGCCGGTCGCGTCGATCGTCGGTGCAACAGTGGTGATCGTCATAAGGTCGAGGTGATCTGTGCTTCACCGTAGATCGTCTGGATGGTCACGGTGACCGCCAACTTTCGGGTGTCGGGATTGAACGTGCTCGAATAGGCGGTGATGCTGGTTACGGCCGAGGTGAGCACGAGCTGGTCGGTCAGAACCTGCGTGCTAAGAATCCGGTCCTTGATGACAGCGTCGTAGCTGTCCATCGTGTATTTGCCGAGTACCTCGGTTCGCCACGGCGTGCCGTCGGTCGTATCCAGGAACCACTCACCGGTGAAGAGTGCGAGACGCGTCTTGACGGCCTGCGCGACGCCTTCCGGGGAGTCGATGTAAAAATCGGCCTCCTGATGGCCAAACGAGTAGTCGCCGTTGACGTCCTCTTTTCGATATCGCATGCCTTCTCTCACTGCGGTGGGCCGCCCAGGCCGGACCCGCCCGAATTGGTGTGCTGGTGCGTGCTATCGATCGCATGCCCGTTCGATGTGATCGAACCGATGAAATTCACGATACCGGTGATGGTCGCAGCCACGCCACTCACGGTGCTGCCGCTCATGCCGGCGAGCCACGACAGAAGGCCTTGAATGATCACGGTGCCGCTGAATCCGGATTGCGGTGCGTTGACGTAGAAGCCGCCGGGCGCCGTGATCGTCACCTTCTGGCTAACTGGATTGAGGTCGATCGACGTTGAGCCGTCATTGCTGCGAAGTTGCGTGCTCGCCGTGCTGATGCCGCCGATCTTCGTTGTCTGCGAGAAAAAGCCGACGAACGCGAAGCCATCGCTCAAGTCGTGCATGCGCGGTTCCATCGGCGCCTGTACGCCGCCCGACTGCCACCAGCCATCAATGCAGCGCGCTGAGAACACCACGAGGCACTCGTCATCCTCAGACACGGGGAACGTCAGCGTGCAGTTGCCTCCGCGCGGGAAGAAAACGGGCACGTCGACAAGCAGCGGGAGATCCGTGAACTTCGCGGTGCCATCCGGCGCCTGCACGACGCCCTTGATTGAGAGTTGCACCTCTGCGGTGACCGTGTCGGCATTGAACGACTGGATAATGCCGGGCATCGCGGTCCACAGACCTGAGCGCATGCCTTCCATGGCAACCCGCAGTGCTTCTTCCGGGTCGTCCCAGCGTTCACGGCTGTCCATTTACCACCGCATTCGTGTAGGTCGACGAGATTGGCTGCGTGCCGTTCACTGCCGTGCAGATCAGGTTGGTGTAGAAATCCTGACCACGTGTGTCGCCGGTCTGATGTGTCGCGTACACCTTATAGAAGCCGTCGGCGTCGGTGCTGGGAAAGTAGTTCACAGCGGTGTAGTCGACGCTGATCTGCGCACCTTGAATGCTCGCATTGTCGAGCCGGATCTGGCGCCCGGGAATGATGTTCGGATTCAGCAGACTCTTCACGACGATGCCATCAACGGTCTGTGTAGGCATGCCAATCATGCCGGTGGCTGACGTCAACACAATCGTCTGGCCCGGTATGTACTCATTCACGCGGACGACCTGCAGCTTGCCGTCGATGATTGCCCAATGCGCGCCAGCCGATTGTGCAAGCAGTCGCATGTGGTCGCGTGTCGCACCGTAAATCACCTTGCCGCGCGGCAGTTTCGTTGCCGACAACGTCGACGCGTAGCCGGCACTCACGCCATAGGGCGCCATCGACTGCATCAATGCCTGGTGGTAACTGGTCAGTGACCAGCCAGCGGCAAGCGTGGCGTTCACGACCGCCCAGTTATAGGCTTCGTCGGAGTCCGCCGCGATCAGATCGACGAACGTGTCGGTTGCGTTCTCGCGACCCTTGCGTGCCTGCTTGATCGCTCCCGAAAAGATCTGTCCGTAGCTGCCGTCATAGCCCGCCTGCAGAAAGACCTGCGTGAACTCCTGTTGCAGCGCCATGGCGGTCGCGTCAGCGACGTTGTATATCCGGATGACGGTGTGCTTCGGCGATTGCGTCGTCGCGCTCCATACATTGAACTTGATATGCAGTTGCGACAGGTCGAGCCCGTTACCGGACGCGTCGCCGACAATCAGCGACAACCGGCGTAGCCATTGCTGGGCCATATCTCAGTCCGATCAAGGCACGACAAAGTACAGGTGTGACGTCGTGCCGAGGTTCTGATACGTCGGCACTGCGCCGGCGTCAAGGTCGCTTTGCACCCACAATTCACCGCCGATGCCCGCGTACGCGTACTGCCCGAGCAGATCGCATCCCGTTACCAGAGGAATGCCTGACAGAATCCTGTTCTGTTGGCCGTCGGCGATGTCGAGAAACCATCCGCCACCGACCGGTGCTTTACGCCATTGCAGCGTTAGCTGGTACTGGGCGGCGCCGAGCGTGACGTTGAAATACTGCGGCTCGGCGCTGAGCGGGATTTCATAGATCTGCATGCTTAGCTGGCCGACTTTGCGATGCGGTAGAGAAGGCTGGTCTGCGTGGCCTGCGGTTGTTTCGTTCCGGCGTTCTGGGTCACTGCGGTGCTCGACGGATCTGCCATGTTCTCCGCTGGCTGCAAGGTTGTCGCCTGCGTCTGGACGATGATCACCTGCCGCATGACGGCGGTGAGCATCAGCGCGTTCTCGCTGGTCTTGTCCGTTGTAACGGCCAGCGATTTGATCAACATGTTGTTGTACGCACGCTTGCCGGTGGTCAGACTGAACGGCACGCGCGACTGCTGCAGATTGAGCAGTTGTTGATAGACCTGATTGACGTCGAGCGCGCTACCCGACGCCCCGTTGAGGTTGCCGCTCAGCAGCCCCTGCGCGAACGACGCGATGGCTGCATCCAGTAGCGAACTGTTGCTCCATCCATAGCGGCACGTCACCTCGGCGGGATTCTTGTAGGCGTGGTCCGAGATGGACGCGCCCTGCTCGATGGGGTGGTCAGTGATCGTCAACTCGTCGTGGTGCGACTCCTCAACGATCACATTCGGCACGATGCCGGCGATCGACCGCCCCTGCCGGAACAGGACGGTCTGCAGATCACCGATGATGCTCATTGTGCTGGGCTCCGCATGTTACGGATCAGGCGCTGATTTACACCGTCCTGCGCGTTCGCCACCGCCTGACCGGTCGCGCGCGGATCTGCCGCACCGTGCACCACGGTACTGTTTGTCTGGTGGATCACGACGCTGCCGCCCGCGGCGCTCGTCGCGGCCGCGCCGGACGCCGCCGAAAGCTGCGCGGCACTGTACGGGTTGCGGCCGTTCTCGACACGTATGATGGCGTTCATCAGACCCTGCATGACATGCGGGTCGTTGACATCGATCGTGCCGCCAGCGGCGACGCCCAGCGATCGCGACACGCTCGCGATATACGCCTGCGTGTTGTTCTCGCCCGGCGGTGCGAACTTGCTGATGATGTCGCGGACCGTACGGATGCCGCGCTGGGCATATAGCCGCAACTGCTTTGCCAGGGCGTCAAGCCCTTCCTGCGCCGTGCGGAAAACCGCGAATCGACCATTCGGACCAGCTTCACGTACCGCGCCGGCCTGACCGACGAAGTTCAGGTTGCCCGGATTGTTGTTCCGGATGCCACGCGGGTCGTGTGGGTTCCCGGACGCTGCTCCGGCCGGCGCCGTCGCGAAAAGCGAGTACGGGCGCGCCGGCTGCTGCCCGATCGGCGTGTTCAGGTCCGGAGACGCAGCGTTGATCTGCTGGCCAATGGTACGGAAGATGTCCTTCCAGCCTTCGACGGCCAGCTTTGCGAACTGCTTCGCGTGCTTCGCGAGATCTCCCCAGCGCCGCTGGCTCACTGCACTAATGATATCGCCCAGTTCGGTGAACTGATCCCCGATGCGCTTGAGAACCCGCTGCGCAAGTTCGATGTCGGGTAGCCAGCGCGACCAGTCGATCAGGCTTTTGCCGCCTTCCTTCCAGACCTTGTAGTCATCATAAAGCGCGAGCAGGGCCGTGCCCAGCATCACGATGCGGCCGATCGGCGACGCAGCAAATGCGCTGTTGAGCAACTTCCACGCAGCCGTCAGCAATCCAATGCCAATGATGATCTTCTTCGTCCCGTCGTCGAGGCCATTGAACCAGTCAACGATGCCGCCGATCACCTGCATGGCGCGGAATGACAGTGTGCTGATCACGTCGGCGAGGAACAGAATGCCCTTGGCGACCGTGCCAACGATCTGCGTGACACGCCCGAAATTCGCGACGACACCTTCCCGGAATCGACGCAGATCGCCCGCAAGACTGCCGGTGAGTGACGAGGCGATCTTCTGCCCGAGGATGACGAAGGCCGCGCCGAGTGTGCGCAGCTCGTTCATGAACAGATGCGACTGCTTTGCGGCTTCCTGCGAATCAATGCCTGCAGCGCGCAGCATGTCACGGTACTCGTCGCCGAAGCTGCCAAGGCCCTGACGCATGGCCATCAGCGATCGCTCGTCGATACCGAGCGCCTGGGCGTATGCGTTCGCGCGGTAATAGGGCATGCGAGCCAGCTGCCTGCCGAGATCGCCCATGATCTCGCTAGTATCGCGCAGGCCGCCATTGACGTCGCGCGTCTGCACGCCGATGCCATTGAGCAGACCCTCGGCACCGGGGCTGTTTCGCATGAAGCGCGCGAGGTTCTCGAGCGACGCCTGTGCGGCCGCCGCCGACGATCCCATCTGACCGTAGGCGAAGCCCATCGCCTGAATGTTCGCGACCGACGCGCCGGTGCGTTGCGATGCGAAGTACAACGCCTCCATCTGGTCGGCGATTTTCGCGACACCGGCTACGACTGCGGTAGCCGCGCCAGCAATGGCGGTACCCAGTGCCGCAGCCTTGACAGTGGCCGCAGCCAGTGCATCGGTGAAATCCTTCTGGCCCTTGGTATCGACCTTCCAGCCCAACGATACCAGGAACTCGCGGATGACGTCGACGTTACCTGTCATTTCTGCTCTCTTCGATTCGGCGCGCTATCTCGCGATTGCGCTCACGCACGTCCAGTGCTTCGTTCATCCGGTCGATGTCGTGCAGGCCGATCGTGCCGTCGAGCAGGCTTTCATACTGGCACAGGCCTTCGAGAACCGGACGCATCACCCAGTCCTCGCCATCGGTCATGCTTTCCCATCTGATTCCGCTCTCGTCGGGTTGCCCGCCTGAAGTTTTGCGAGCAACCCGCTGATAAAAGCCCCGAGACTGTCCATCGTCACGCGTGCGACCATCTGCGTCATAGTGCCGAGATCTATGTCATCGAACATGCACGTCGATTGTTGCTTGTTCCAGACTGGCGTCCAATTTCCGACGTGATTGCGCATCACGACGGAAAGGCATGTTGAATAAACGTACTCGGCGTCCTGATCGGACATGCCGCCGAGAATCGCTGCTACCGGCTCAATTGCGGCCGCAAGTTCCTCAATGGCGGTTTGATCGATGCTGGCGACATCGCCTTCCATGGACTTCGAGAGCTTCGCGAAGACACCACGCTGGCCGGACTGTGCAACTTTGAAGAATGCCGGGAGCATTTTCGTCAGCACCGGTCCTAGCTTGCGCGACAGATGCAACTGCGCGAACGTTTCGAGCTTGGCCGCGCGGTAGCTTTGGCCGCCGATTTCGAACTCGATGGTCATTTAGCTGTACGTCCCGAGAATGGTGTCGATCTTGATCGCCGAGAGAACCCATTCGACGATGTCGCCGTCTTTCGCATAGCGCAGGTCCGGCTTTTTCTTGAAGGCGCAGGCGCGCGCCGTCGTCGTGTCGCCGCTCGCCGTCTGACGGATCGTGATCACGTTTTGCCCCCACAGGGAACTCGACTGCGACTGTGCGTCGTACATCGCCATCAGCTTAGAGTTGACCGGCGCCGTCTTCAGGTAGCGCAGCGTGACTTCGCCGGACTTGTCGGCGTGCAGGCTGTGCATGCCTTCGCCATCCGCGCCGACGGTCATCGTGTTCTTGTCGCCGGCCATCGCCGTGACGATGCCCTCGTCGGCAACCGCTTCGCCGTAGCCGAGATTGAAGGCGCCGGTCGGGCCCGTGATGCTCGCGGAGACGTCAAGAAAGGAATAGGCAGGCATCTATGTGCTCCGGTTAGCGGTTGACGTTCACTGCGACGTCGGAGAAGTGGATCGCGCCGGCCAGCTTCATCGCGCCCTGGATCGCCGGCGCCTGACGTGCGGCGCGCGTCGACTGCGACTGGCTGTTCACGGACGGGGCGTAGAAGTAGTAGCCCTTCGACAGCGTCTGGCCCTGCTGAACCACGCCGATCGATGCCGCGTTCCAGACGCCGGGCGCGCAAAGGCCGTTCGAAACTGCCATCTCGGCGGCACCGTTTTCGATCGCGTTGATCAACTGGGTGACGCCCGCATCGGTCTGCGGCACCTTCGTCGGGCTCGTATAGAAGACGTTGAACACGTCGGTCTGGATCTGGTTTTGCAGCCAGTCGATACCCTGCACTTCGTCGAAGAAGTACCCGTTCGCCATGACGCCCTGTTCGAGGATCGCCGTGCCGTTCTGGTAGTTGACGAAGACGTTGCAGTTCTTCGCTTCGAGCGCCGCGGCTTGAGTCGAGATCAGCGTCTCCGCAGCGACACCCGGTTCCTGCTTGAACTTCAGCGTGATCGTCGTGCCGATACCGGTGAAGTCCACCGTCGCCGCTCGTGCAAACATCGAGACGCCGGCGTACGGGTTGCTCGACGAATACTGTGAGTACGTCTGCTGATAGCCGAGCGCCTTGAGTTGGCTGCACACGTCGGTCGTCGCGGTTGCGTTCAGCACTGCCGGATCCTGCGTCGTGACGCCGTACATGCGACTCGGCGTCTCTGCCTCGATGAATGCAGCCGCCGCGAGGTGATCCGCCGTCTGAAGGCCGGTTGCCGCGGCGTGCACCGCGTACCAGTCCGACGAAAAGTTGGCCAGGGCGGCGACGCCTGCGAGCCACGACTCTGCCGCAATACCGTCGACCGGCGCCGACGCGCCCGACGCCTGAGACAGGCCGAGCAGTGCAGAAATATCGGTGCCGGCAGCGGGAGACGTTGCGTAACTGACCGATGACGGGGCCGCACCGCCCGCGAGCGTGGAACCCGACAGCGTGATGCCGCTGCTCGATTTCGCCAGGGTGATGGCATTGCCCGAGATGCCGGGCGCGATGGCGGTCACCGTGATCACGCTACCCGTCAGGCCATAGCTGCACTGCGACAGTCCGGCGTCCGCCGATGCAGCAAGAAACGCTTCGAGGTTCTGCGCGGTCGCGCCGGCACTGCCGCCGATGAGCACCTCATTTCCGGTCGGGGCAGCCGCAACGAAGGTCACGGCGGTGCCGTTGATGGTCACCGAATCTGCCGCCGCAGGGTTTGCCGATAACGTGACCGTGCCGCTTGCCTGCGCGCCGGGCCCGCTCGATTTGCTGGTGACTTCGAACTGGGCCGAGTTCGCGTTCCATACGACCGTTGCGTAGGAGGCGAGTGCCGCTTGCACGGTCGAGGCGACGCCGTTGAGATTCGATGCCGCGGAGAAGTCCAGTCCGGTCACCGTACGTGCGGTACCGTCGATCGTGATATTGAATCCGCCGTTCGTGATGGCGCTCCACGTCGAGATCGCCTGATCGAGCGCGGAGAGCACCGCGCCGGCGAGCACGCCCGAGGTCGCAGTTTGCGCCCAGCGGCCGATATAGACCATCGACGGCTGCGGCGACTGCGAGAAATGCAGGAGGGCCGCCTGATATTCCGGCGACGACTCGCCGAAATCGTTCGCGATGTCGTCGATGTCGTCGTACTCGCGCATGCGCTCGTTCGTGCTGATCACTGGCGACGAGCCAAGGAGCAGCAGCGAGCCGAAGTTGCGCACGGCTGCCGCGATCGGCGTCAGCGAAACATCGACGTTGACGACGCCATTTACCGAAAGTCCTTGGGACATGAAGTCTTCTCCAGGGCCAGAAATGCAAAAACCCGCCAAAGGGCGGGTTCAGGAAAGGTGAGGATGCGTTGCAGCTAGCTGTCTGCTTCGACCGACGGGCCGCTGTCGGTGACGATGCTGATCGTTGCCGATTCGAGATTCAGGATCGGATACGTGCGCTCGGCGTTGCGACGGAACGTCATGGGCAAATCCCAGCGGCGCACCCACTGCTGGTTGATGAGGTCGGGCGCGATGACCGACTGCCCTGTGCCGACGAACGACACACCGGCCGCGGCGACTGCGCCGGCGTTCTGCGGAATCGCGATGCCGTCGCGCGCGAACGCCATGTTTGTTGCTGCGTTCGGGCCGTAAAAACTCAACAACACGTTAATGGTTTCATGCCGCTGCGACTGGTCGTGTCCGTCGCCACTGCCGTCGTGAATGATCGCAGGGCCCGCGTCCGGCTCGATCACCGTCACGCCGACCGCACACCAGTCCGTTGCGGGCGGCGGCTGTTTCGGCACAGTGACCTGCCAGCGCGGCCGCACCATGTTGCCCGGTAGCCCGGTGATGCCGACTACCATCGCCTGAAAGATCGCGTCGAGCGCGGCGTCGTAGGGCGGCGCGGTGCCGGTGGGCAGGATGTAGCCGCCGGTGCTCGAATCATTCACTACCGACGCCTCCAGAGAGCGGGATGAGATCGCAGGTCGCCATCACGAAGCCACGGCCGTATTTGCTCCAGTTCGCGACGGCAGAGACCGTGTAGTCGTCGCCGTCCCACGTCACGATGTCAGCCGACAGACCATCCTTGCCAGCCGTGAGGCGGAACTTCGTGTGGACGGTGATGGACGCCATGATGCGCTCGCCGTCAGCGCGCCGCTCGAGCAGGTCGCCGGTGTCGTTGGTGACGACGCCGTAGAAGGGCGTGGACGTGGGTGTGTTGACCGCGAGTCCATCGTCTCCAACCGTCTGAGACATGCGGGTGCAGTACAGGGTCGTGTCGATGAAATCCGGATCCAGCAGGACATCGGACACGTCGAGTTGCGGCATGGCTACTTCTTCCTGATGACGTATGTGATTGACTGCCTGTACTGGCCGGTGTCGATGAGCGGCTTCGCGTTCGCGTTGTCCGCCTGGTTGCCTGCCGCGCGGCTGGCAAGTTCCTTCGCGGCACCTTTTCGGCCGCGGCGCGCTCGGGCGCGCAGCGTCGACTCGGCGAGCGGAACGAAAGGCCCGTCGGTGATCTTGGCGCGCACGCCGCGCTGACCGATCAGGCCCGCAGCATTGAGCGCGGCGTCGGCGCCAGCCTGCGAGCCGGAGAGCGCGGCCTTGGCACCTTTCCCGAGGCGCTCGGCGACTTCTTCCTGCACGTCCTGTATGCCGGGTACGAGGTGTGGCCGCGCAGGGATGTTGTTTGCCGGAGAGCCCGTCTCCATGATGTATCCGATCGCCGCGTTGCTGATCGGCTGGTCATCGCCGCGCTCTGCATTCGAGTCAGGCACGCCGACGAGCACATCCTTGCTGGCGAGTTGCGCCACGGCGCGGATGATGTCCGCGACCTTGTCTTTCGTTATCGTGACGCCCATGGATCACACCTGAAGACCGCCTGCGCCCATCGACCGGGCCAATGTGAGATAGCGGATGCCATACACGGACAGGTTCCAGAAGCCCGCGTCGGTCAATGTTGCCGCGCCGCTGTCGTAGCCGACGGACACCTTGTCGACCGACTTCGACGTCGTCGGTCCCTTCACCTCGCCGGGCGTGCCGCCGGCGTCCGATGCATCCTGATCGCGCTTGCCTAGCACAAGGTGGTGCGCGGTGACGAGTTCAATGCCGATATCGGTCAGTTCCATCCAGCGGCGCGCGTTCACCAGCGACGTCGCGACGGTCATCCAGAGGGTGACCTCAGAATCGGGGTAGACGGTGGTGTCGCGGAACTCCGGGAAGTCGGAGCGGAACTGGGCGATATTGGTCATAGGATGAGGTGGGGCAGATGCCCTGTGGCGGCCATCATACCCCGTGCGCGGTTAGCTCTTGCGGCCGCCGCCCGGCTTTTGCTGGTTGACGCTCGTCTTCTCCGCCGACCGTTCGGCGCCACGTTGCGCAGCTTCGAACGCCTGGGCACGCGCGAGAAGATCGCTCTCGCGTGCGGCCAGCGCTTTGTCACGCGCATCGAGTTCGCCAGCACGCGCTTCGAGTTCGGCCGCGAGGGCATTCAACTTCGCTTCGACTTCGGCGAGGCTTCGCTCCTTCTCGACCAGATCGGCCTCGAGCGCGTCGAGTGCCTGCGAATCTTCGGGCACCGCTGCGGTAACCGTCTCCGGATCCTTGGTGTGCAACTTTACATACCAGTGATCCGCGAGCTTGTCGTCGAAGTCGTGCGTGCCCGGCACGTAGTCGGTCGACGTGCCGTCGTCATGCCGAAGCGTGAACTTCGTGTGAACGTGAAGTTTCGGCATGTCAGATCCCGTCGCGATAGCCAGCGGTGACGCCGTAGCGCCATTCGATCTGGCCCAGGCGCGACCAGTAGGTCGTGATCTGGAACAGCGAACGGTATTCGAGCGGCGTGCGCTGCAGGTCCGTCATCGGGTACTGGACGTACTTCTTGTCGTCGTTGTACGCGACCATGCGGTCCACCGTGCCGAGCTGGCCCTGCGTGCCGCCGGAGCCGGCGCCGATCAGCCACTTCAGTTCGACGATATCGAGCGGCGTGCCTTGCTGCGAACAGATGTTGTTCTCGAGGATGTACGCCAGGATCGACTTGTTCGCGGCCGTGTTGACCGGCTGCGACGCGATATAGCCGAGTTGCGCCGGCGGCAGTTGCAACTTGTTGGGCTTGACCTTCCAGCCCGATGACTGCCAGGTCGTCGTGAGCAGTTCGTTCACGTCCTTCAGGATCTCGGGCGGCGTCTTCGTGATCCATTGCGGCGTACCGGCCGCGCCGTTCGCCACATTCGACACGCTGCCGACCGCCGACGTCGAGTTCACGAGGCCGGTGAAGCCGAGTTGCGGATCGCCGTAGTAGACGATCTGGTCAATGTCCATGTTGCGCTTCATGTTCATCGCCTCGACCTTCTGCGAGTCGATGGGCATGCCGAGCTTCTGCGACTTGACCAGTTCGGGCACCGTGTACTTGACCTCGGAGCCCCACAGGCGCATCGGTTGCGGCGTCTTGCCGATGTCGACCGACGGACCCGCGATCGCGTTGCCTTCGTTCGAGATCCAGTTCAGGCCGTTCGGGTTGATACCGCCGCTCATGCCGAACGCGGAGTTCGTGAACGACGCGACTTCGTCCGCCGGCGAGACGTCGGTGCGGATGAAGACGTCGCGCGACCACGTGTACTCGACGAGCGGCTCGTTCAGCGTCTGGTCCAGACGTTCGAGCTGACCCACGAGGAACGCGCCCGTCGAGTCGACCGTCGCGCGATCGTACGTGTACTGCTCGTCGCGCGTTCGCGCGCGGATGAGACGACGGCTTGCGTCGTCGATGGCTCCGAGCCGCGCTTCGATTGCCCGGCGCTGGAGGTTCTTGATTTCCGACATGTCCATGTAATGGCTCCAGAAAAGCGAAGCCCCGCCGGAGCGGGACCATTGTCATGCGCCAACCGGCGCCGGGGATCAGATGTTGAATGCGACTTCGGTGATGCTGTTCGTGTCGGCAGGGCCGGTGAAATACGCGTTCGTGAGCAGCACCGTGTTCGTGCTGTCGGCCGCCGCCTCGAAACCGCCGATCGGCTTGCCGGCGCTCGCGCTAGCCACGCGGACGTAGACCGAGCCATCCTTCGTCGCTGCGGTCGTGCCGTTCAGCTGTACGTTGATGTAGCCGCGCTTGAGGATGTCCTGGACACCCGAGGTCGGCGGCGTCGACGTGCCGAGCGGATCGGTGCCGTTGCCCTGGATCGGGTACGCGCGGATGTTGATGCCGTAGACGAGCGCGGCGGTGTCGGCCGAGTTGTTGATCGGCTGGATCTTGCCGTTCACCATCTTGACGGCCACACCGAACGCCGTCGGCGGGGCGGTCGGGTCGATGATCTGCGTTTCGATCGTGGCGACTTCGGCGCGCTGGAGATCTCCGGCAAAGCCTGCCGGCATGCGGTACGTATAGGCTTGATAGCTCATGTCGGCTCCTTACTTCCGGTTTTTCCAGAATTCCTTGTTGCGCTCGTTGATGTCCTTCTTCGGCTCGTCGCGCCGCGAGTCGCGCGTCTGCGCGGCCGCCGTGACGGCCGCACGCTTGGCCTTCACGGCCACCACCGACGCGTTGAAGTAGGGCGCGACGGCGTCGCAGGTCATCTTCGAGACGTCCGCAGCGCCGAGCACGGCTTCGATCGTGTCGGCGTCGTCACCTTCGAGTGCCTTGCGCAGTGCGCGACGCCGCAGCACACACAGCGCGTCGACCGTCTTCTTGCGCACGGCCTTCGCGTCGAACGTCGGGAGGGTGATACCCGGCGCGATGATCTCGGCCTGCGAGAGCGTTTCCTGGAACTGATCGCGCAGCGACGTGCTGTCGCCGGTGCGCGCCGTCTTGTCGTCGCCTTCGCCTTCCTCGCTGTCGAGCGTCGGATCACCTTCGCCGACGGGGTCCGCATCCGGATCGTCGTCGCCGGTCGGCGTGCTGGATGCGGCGGCCAGTTTGCCGACGGTCGCCTCGAGCGCGTCGAGGCGCGCATCGAACTTGGCGAGCGTATCGGCGAGCACCTTGTTCGGATCGTCGGCACCGCCCGTCGCCGGATCGGCGTCGTCCGTCGTGCCGCCCTTGCCAGCCTCCGCGGCACCGGGCATGTGAATGTGAATGGCTGGCGTGCCGGCTCCGCCCGCGTCTTCGTCGCCGCTCATTTCGCCGGCAGCCTGCTCGAACGCATCTGCATCGCGCGTCATGAACGCCTTGCGCATACGCTCGAGCAGAGCCGAGCCTTTCTTGTTTGCCATGCTTTTTGCTCCTGTCAGGAGAGAGGGTTGGCTATCCCCGATGGAACACACCGGGCCACAGCGGGCGTTCTTCACGAGCGCGACGTGGTTGCCCACGATCGTCGCCTGCCGCGCCCGCCCAGGCGCGATTTGCTCGTAGTCGGCGTCATAGCCGTTGCTGACCTGGTCCAGCGCGTCAAAGCCTTCGCTTTGCACGCGGCGGATCGCTTCTGCGTCAGTGATCAGCAGGTCGGCGAGCATCAACTCGCTTTGCTCGCCTTCGCCGCGGCGCACGTTGCGCACGTGGCCGACCGAGACCGATTTCCAGTTGGCCGGCGTCACGAAGTCGGGCGGATGGTCGATCGTGACCGGCTTGCCTTCGAAGCTCGCCAGCGTCTCCGGCGCGAACAACACATCGGCATCGCGCTCGGCGACGATCACGCCGTCTTTCGCTTCGAGTTCGGGCAGTTCGAAGTAGGCGTAGTCCTGTGATCCCGTGCGTGCGATCGGAACGTCCTCGCACAGCAGGAAGCCTTCGGGCGTCAGCGAGCGCTTCGGGCCGATCCGCTCGTTCGTGAAAAATCCCGAGGCGGTGATTGCGTCTTTGGTCGGCGTGCTTGCGGGCTTGGGCGTGCGAGTACCGCACGCGCAGGCGTGGTCGATGGTTGGATAGCGTCGATACATGGTCAGTCGGGAAGGACGGGCTCGGCGTAGCAGCGGCAGTTCGGCACGCATCCGGCGTGGCCTTTGAGCTTGTCGAGTGTTGGAGGACTGCTCCACCGGACGTATCTGCCGTTCATCTCCCGGTGCGACGGCCGTACATCGCCGTCGCCGGCAGTGCGCCAGATGTAGCCCTCCGAGCCGATGTGCGTCGCGCGCGCCTGCGTGAGGTTGGTCGCAGTGCGGGTGACCTCGGTGCGGGCGATCAATAGCGCGCGGCTCGCGGCGACTTCCTCGGACCGCATGATTTCGGTCGCGATCTGCTTCGCCCGGGTGCCGTTCTCGATTCCTTCGAGCGTCAGCAGGTGCACGCGCTCACCGGCTTCGCGCGGGATGCTCTGGATGAGGTGAACCTGCTCGTCGAGCAGATCGCGCATCACCTTGCCGGTCGGGGCGTTGAGAATCTCCTCGCGCAGCGAGCGGCCCATGTCGCGCGCGATGACCTTCCACGTCTGTTCGTCGCGCAGCGCGACGTCCATCAGCATGTTGCTCGCTGTCTGCGTTGCCCACGAGTGCAGCAGGTTCGCGTACGCGTCGAGCAGATGCTGGATCGTCGGGACTTGCGACAGGTCACCCGGCGTGAACGGCTGGATGATCGCGCCGACCTGCTGCGCAACACGCTTCAGCTGCAAGCCGTAGCGCTGCTCGATCGCGCGCGTCTTGACGGGGTTTCCCTTCGCCGGCTTGCGCTTGCGATCGAGGGTGAGGATCATCGGCGCAACCTGAATCTCGACCAGAACGAATCGCCGGTCCGCAGGGCGCCAAGGTTCGGAGCCTGCAGATCGGCCGCGCCCGGCGGCGGCACTGCAACCTCTTCTTCTTCGGCCTGTGCGATCTGATCGTCGGTGATGGTGCCGAACATGCCGGTATTGGGCGCGGACGCCTTCAACTCCTTCATGCCGCCACTGCGCGTGAGCAGGTTCGCGTCGACCGCCTTTGTAACCGCATCAGTGGTCTTCGAGCCGATGTCCGCCTTCTCCGCTTCCGACATTTCCTGCAGGTTGCGGAACTGGAAATCGAAGTCTTCGGGGAGTGCCGTGCCGAGCCGGGAGCGCGCCATCACCGCGAGGAGGCGACTTAGCGGATTGCGTACCTTGCGCTCCTGCCGCTGCTTGATCTTTTCGTGGTACTGCTTCATCTCGCCGTCGCCGTTCGAGCCTAGACCACCGGGCGATTCGCCGAAGAGTCGCGTGTACGGCGTACCGATCGCGCCGCACAACTGATGGCCGAACTGGATCAGCACGTTGTCGAGACCAGAAAACGAGTACTGGTGAGTGTCGAACTTGTCCGAGGCATCGAGGACCGTCATACCTTCGTTCGTCTGCGACAGGCGCGTGAACTCGACCTGCTTCTTCAGCGCTGCTTCGGCCGGGCCGCCCATCGCGAGAATCTCGCGCAGCTTTTCGATCTGCAGCACGCGAAGGTGCGCCTTGTACACGAGTTGGCCCACGCCAACCGTCGCGCTGTCGAACGCGATCAGGCGGTCCCACATCGGTTCCAGAATCGACAGTCCCCAGCCGTTCTCAGCAATCCGCTGGTAGAACGGCAGGGCCTCACCATCCATACGGATCACACGTGAGTAGTGAATCCTCCCGCGTGGCAGACCGGCGGTCGCCGCGATGACCTCGTAGAACACTGGCTTGCCGAGATCCGGGCCCATCTCCGTGACCAGTTCACCAACCGGCGACGCGACCATCCAGCGGTCCAGTACGAGCAGGCCCTTGAACTGGTTCCGGCCGATCGTATTGATGCGCAGCGGCGTTGACAGATCCTGCCCATCGATCAGCATTACGGCCAGACATCCGCCGTACAGTTGCGCCCACTTGCCGGTGTCGCACAACTGATCCCAGTTCGACAGACGCGTCATCTCGCGATCGAGCCGCGTGATATCGATCGGGTCGAGGCCGGACATTTCAATGCCGGCACGCGTCATGTCCTCAGGGATCGCGTCGACGGCCGCGCGCACGATCCACGAACCCCGGTACGCCGCCTCCAGCCAGACGCGGTTGCGGCTTTGATAGGTGAGGGTGTATTGCGACGCGGACGACTGGTTTTCGGTTCCCCAGCCGAGACGTGCCTGAAAATTCGCGAACGAGTCGTCCGTGCGCTGCGAAACCGGCCGTTGCTGCACCGGCGCGCTGCGCCCAGGGGTACGGTTCTTTCGCGACATCCAGAAATCCTGTCTTTATGCGCCGAGCCGCTCCCAGACCGACAGGTCTTTGGCAATTCCCAGCATGTCGTTGATTGCGTCGACCATCGGGTCGATCTGGTCATCGTGCATGTGCGTGTCGTCGGCCGTGAACGATTCACACTCGGTGAGGAAGTCACTGACGAACGGCGCTTCCAGCGGCACACCGACGTTGCCCGCATCGATCTGCGGAATGACGTCCATTACGCGCGTCAGCTTGTCCTTCGTGCGCTCGATGCCTTCGATGGGGATGCCGCCGTCGGCCTGTATTTCCTGAATCAGCCCTGTGCCGCTGGCTTTGTCTTCGATCTTCATCTGCCGCAATACAGGCGTGCTCGGGTCGTCAGCGCCCTCGGCCGCATGCTTATTCCAGAAATCAATCGCGCGCCGCTTGAGTTCGGGCGCTTTCCATTTGCCGCGGATCTGGTCGAGCAGATACAGCCGGTTGTCGTAACCTAGCCCCCAGCACTGGAACACGCTGTAGTCGTTTCGCTCTGCAGTCTTCTGCGCGGTGTCCGCGAAAATCTTCCGGTACCGCAACTGCGGTAGGGCGCCGTAGCGCAGAAACTTGCCGGTCTGGATGATGTCGCCGCCGAGCGGCGTCGGGCGCTGCATGTACTGGCCGCTGAACACGAAGCGGTCAGCTTTTTCCGATGCGAGCAGATCAGCAAGCGGCTCCTTGTACGGCCAGTAGCTGAACCGGCCGTCGGCGTCACGCTCCGAGCCGTCGACCATCGGTCGGATATGCTCCGGCAGCGTCTCGACGTAGTCGTCAGTGATCAGCGCCGGGATCTCGATGAATTCCCAGTCGCCGGGCACCTTGCCGGCCTTGATGAAGCCGGTTGGGTCTTCCTCGGCCAGCCGCTGCATGATCACGATGATCGGCGTGTCCGGATTCGCTTTCCGGCTTTTCACCGTCGAGATCAGCCGGCGGTTTGCCTTGTCGCGGTTCGCCTTGCTGTAGGCGTCCTCGACTTTCAGCGGATCGTCGATGAGGATCGCGCCTTGCCAGCCTTCGGCCATGTGGCCGGCGCGGAAACCGGTGATCTGGCCACCGAGCGACGTCGCGTAGACGCCGCCGGCCTTCCTGCCTTCGTGCTGAACGTTCCACCGCTTTTTCGAGTCGGCGTCATCCGCGATCTCGCGGGACCATAGCTCCTGATACTCGGCAGAGCGTACGATCTCGCGCGCCGTATCCGAATTCAGGAGCGCGAGGTCGTCTGAATACGAGATGTGCAGGAACCGCGCGCGGGCGTTTAGCGCGAGGCCGCGGGCAATCAGATTGATCACCACCTCTTCGGTCTTCGACGAGCCAGGCGGCACGTTGATGACCAGGTTCTTTACCGCGCCGTCGATGACCGCCTGCACCTTCTCGGCTATCAGGACGTGGTGCCAGTTGACGCGGAATTCGAGGCCCTGACGAACCTTGAAGAAATACTTCGTGAACTCGAGGTGATCGGCTTCCAGCCTCTCACGAAGACGCCGCCGTTTCTCAGCCCTGATTTGCTGAAGGGTCGCGCCTAGCGGCGACGCGCTCAAGGACGTCGAGTTCATCATCGGTCAAATCGCTCAGATCGACCGGGCCGGCCGCCGTCTTGATGGGGCCGCCATCCTTGCCGGTGTGCTCCAGCTTCTGTCGGTTCGTGAACGCTCCGCCGGATTCCTTCGCCGCCTGTTCGATCAACTGTGACGCCAGCGGGAGATTGCCGCGCGATAGCGCCTGCTGATACATGCGGTCGAGAGCACGCAGGCGAAAGTTCTGGCTCGCAATGGGAATCGTTGCCTGATCATCGAGGAACGCCTTGCGCGTCGCGGCGAACAGTTCGCGCCACTTCTTCCCGAGGTTGCGGCCTAGCGCCTTGTTCGGGTCGTACGCCTGTACATGCGAGCGGTCGATATCAATCCCGAATTCCTCTTTCACCGACGATGCGACCTGCGACGGCGTATCGAAGCAGGCCAGCGCCTGAACGATGAACGCTTTCACGTCATCCCTGAGCGCCGCCATTGAAAGTCCTGTGTAACGTTGGTGTAACTACGCGACGCGTCTGAGACATGTACCGCAAGCCTGAGCGATCGACAGTTGGCCGATTTCTGGCGCCCCGGCCGCGGCAGCAACGAACTTTGCACTTTCCCCGGCTGCGGCGCCGACACCGTACCGTCGAACGATGCCGACGAACTCCTCGACGTCGTGCCCGCGGATGCCGAGCTTCGGCTCACCGTCCTTCGTGAACGCGGGCTGTCCGAACTCATCGAGGCGCTGGCCCACGTGATAAAGCTCATGCTCGACCAGTGCGCACCATTCCAGATCGCCGCACTCGCGTGCGTATTGGGCGTCAAGCGTGATCAGGAACTTCGGTACGCGGCCGAACCATTCGTACAGTTGCTGCTCCTGACGGGCCTTCTGCCAGCCGCCGGCGCGGATCATTACCTCTTCGCATTGGCCTACCACGCGACGCATGTGTTTTGAGTGCTCGACGGCCGCCCACAGGTAGCCGATGTCTGCGAAGAACAGGTGCTTGTGCTCGGCGTTGAAGAGCGGAGCACCTTCGACCAGAAACGATTCCTGCACCCACTCGGAAACACCGTCAGCCGGCGCGATCGGCCGGAACCATCGCGACTCGCCGAACAGTTCCACCGGCGGATGCGGGCGCTTGCGCGCAACGGATGCAACCGGCGAGGGCTTTTTGCGAGTCATTTAGGTTTTTCCTATCGACGGGTGTTGAATCGCCGATATATCCCCGCAATTTCCGAGACTTTTCAAGCCGATCGATAGTCGCGCTCTATAGAGTCAGGACAATTCGACTTGCGCAAGCAACATCGTTAGTGCTTCGATGACCTTCTCGCTGCCAATTTTGTTGGCGGCCTTGAATGCCAGCGATGAAACGGCCGTCAGGTCGCTACGCTGCTTTTCCCGGCGCACAGGGCCATCGGTGTTGTAGCCAGAGACTTCGGAGTCATGCTGCTGTATCAGCAGCCGTTCAAGTTCGGCCAGATCTTCGACCTTCAGGACGCATGCAATCGGTGTGAATTCGAACGTGCTTTCGCCGTATTCCCGGATTGCGCAATGAAACTTCGTCGAACTGCCAGCTCGGGCATCAGCCAGATGCTGCTTCCATCTCGCTATCGGATACTGCGACAGCGTCTTTCCGATATAGATGGCACTCGTCTCGCTGCACGTCACCTTGTAGATGTGCCCGCAATGCTTCTTGCGAACGCCGTGATATCGCGTTGCACCTGGTTTTATGCCCATTCGTCGAGCCAAAAGAAAAGCGGCACGGAATGAACCGAGGCCGCTTGCTTTAAGTGCTCTGGACTAAACCACCTGATGGCTCGGCATCTGCCGATTTAAGGATGTCCTGAATCGATCGTTGCGCGCCCCTGCCGCCGTTCTTCCCGAGGGAGGGTCATCGGGCAGCCAGCATGGCGCGCTGCCGGGGTTTTTTCGGTCACTCGCCGGCTTGACCGCCCGCTGCTGGTGTTCAGGTGGCCGACTTCAACTTGCGGAGGAGGGTGACGACCTTCGTGCTCTCGCAGGCGCCGAACGGCTTCAGCGCGACGAACAGTTCGTCGATGATCGCGTGCACCGCCTTTGAATCGGGGCGCTTCGGCGCGGCAGGTACGGAAGGGTGATTCGGTGCGATGGCGACCGATGCGACCGGCTTGGTGCGGGTCTTCGCTGCTGCAGGCATGGCTGCACCTCGGAATAAAAAAGCCCGGCGCGCGGCCGGGCGAATCTCGACGAAGGGTCGACGAGAGGAGACAAGGTGAGGGAATCCGCAAACGGCACTGACGTTATTTCGCGCCCTAGCCTAAGAAGCGGCGGCGCAACCCGTTGTAGCCGCAGGAAGTGCGGCGCGCCCGTTGATACTCTCGGCGAGCCGAGCGATCGCGATGGACGGTTGCGGCTGTCACCCTCGCAGATAGGGCCGCGCGTTGCCAACACAGCCCCATCCACGAGAGTCCGTGACGGGTTTGTGACGTTCGGACCAGGGTTTACATCAGAATTGAATCCAGATGCTTCGCGCCCATTTCTTCGTCGCGGCAATTCCGCCGTATCCACACGCTACGAGGGAAAAATGGGCTTGAAACTGACTTCCATCAGCATTAATCGTGATCCACTGCAGCATGCTGCGTCACTCATGTGTGGCCTCGCGGACGGTCACGGCAATTTCATTAATGTCACCGTCCACTTGGACCAGCAGCAGAATCTCGATGCGCTGCAAATTGCCGAAATCGAACGCCTCGCCCTCGAAGCGGCGAAGAAGTTGAACCCGTAGACCGCCCATGAAAAAACCCCGCGCGGCGCGAGCCGGCGGGGCTTTGGGTACACTTGCGGTGAGCTTGGCAAAAGACTATAGGCTTTGTCGCAGAAAAGCAAGCACTTTTCGCGCTCAATCGCACGCCAGTTCTGGCTCCGCGCGAATCACCACATCGGCAGGTTCGTCGGCGACGTACTCCTCCGTTTCCACTACGCCTTGCGCCTTGAATTTCGGATCGAGTCGGGCGATCGCGAGCTTCTCCAGGGTGGAGTAGTGCTTCGTCATCCAGAGGGCCGCGCGCTGGATTTTGTCCTTCGTGACCTTGAATTCGTCCGCCAGATCCCGCAGCGATAGCTCGTCGCGGTGACGCCGCGGCAGGTAGTGGCGCGCGGTGAGCTTTGCGCACGGCTTCAGCCCGAGACCGCAACTGCGCCGAGCGTGCAGCGCAAGGCGTACCACGCCCTGCTGTTGTGATTCGCCGATCCCGTAGCGCGACAGCAGCGCTGCGGACTCGGTCGGCGGGAGGCGATCGGTGACGGCCGCGACGATCATCGCGCATTGCCCGCGCACCTCGAGTTGCGACAGTCCGCCAAAGTCGACGGAGGCGGAGCGCTCTCCGCGAAGCTGGTCGAGCCATGCAGATTGCCGACTCGACAGGTTCGGGGTGTCCTCCATCGCGCGGATCAGGAACTGCCGGAACTTGTTCTCTCCCATCGCAGGGATGGAAAGGATCAGGAATGAGACGTGGAGAGCCTGCTCGGTGGTCTGGAAAATTGCATTCACGTGGGTTCCCCGGTCGTATAGATCGCGCAGCGCTTCGTATCTTCGATGCAGCGCGCCGCCGGCCGCATCCGCTTGTCACAGGCGACCTCAGGGCCGCCGAAAGGAGAGGGGAGAACGAGACGGCAACCCTTGCACGTGCCGGACTCGCGTTCGATGAGGATGTCGAGCGGGTTACGGCCCCACTCGCGCTGACGATCGCCGTAGGACTCGCGCTCGCCGCGCTTCGGTCTTGATCGCAAGGTACTCAAGCAGCCACCTTCTTCAGCCGGCGAACCTCGGCGCGATAGGACGCTTTGAGTTCCTGAATTTCGGCGATGGTGAGCTTTCTCGGGACGTGGGACCCTTCCAGCCATTCAACGCGCGCGAGCCCCACCTTCTGGATCAGGTTCGCCCGGTAGGGGATGAGGTTCCCGGAAAGGTGCGTGTTGCACGGAGCGCACTGCAGATGCACGTTATCCGGCTCGAACCGCAGGGCCGGCTCGGACCCGACCGAACGGTAATGGCCGGCGTGCCACTGGCCCGTGTGGTGCCGGCCGCACGAAATGCACGGCTGGCCGGCATCGCGAGCGCGGATCCATGCGTTGAACGCAGCCTGCAGTTCGCGCAGGTGCGTGCCGCGCGTCTTGGCCTTCTCCAGCGCTTCACGGAGCGACCTGCGTTCGTCGCGCTTCGCGCGTGCGGCCCTCTGGTCGGCCAACTTCTTCGCCCACGCGGCCGCGCAAAGCGGACCGCAAACCTTCTGCATCGAGCGGCTGGGCGTGAACACGGTTTTGCAACAGGGGCAGCGTTTAGCTTTTAACGACGCACGCATCATCTCGGCCTCACCGATCCAGTTTTCACCCAGCGCGCGATGCCGAGTTCGCAGGCCTGCGTGAGGCAGACGCCATTCGCCATGCCGGCGTGCGTGACGCGGGTTTCGCATCCGCAGTAACAGGTTTTGCGACGCCCGCGCCGGGGCGGCAATTTTTCGCTGTATCGCACGTGATCCCGTGACGAGCCGTGTTGTCCCCAGCCTTCAGTGCCGCCCCGCATCGCCGCAGATAGTGCGTTACGGCTGAGTTTGTTCAAATCGGTCATCGCGCGAGCCATCCCAGACCGAAGGCCAACCACGGAGCCAGCATTGCGGCAAGCATCAGCCGGCCACGCGCCTTGTTGGCGAGCAGCACCGGCCAGCCGAAACCGAACAGGGCGAAATAGACGAGAAGCAGAGCGCATTTCATTCGTCGAATTCCGCAAGTACTGTCTCGATCGCCTGATCGGCTGCCTCCGGCGTGAGCGCAGGCCAGAGATAACGGGACGCGTGCTCGCTGCGTAGGAAGGCGATCGCGTCTTCGTGGAACTGGCGCATCGTCCCTTCGTCGCATTTGCGGTAGCTGATCGAGCGCGGCACCGGCACGACGCCACCGCGCGGACCGGCCATCCAGTCGACGAAGCCGGAGCCGATCTTTACCCACGTGCGGAACTGTTCGAACGTCTTGATCCGCTCCTGCGCCTGGAAGACACGCGATTCGAGCACCATGTGCCGACGATGGAATCCGCCGTGTCGCGGCGCCCAGGTTTCGATGCTGAAGATTTCGCCGGCGCCGGCGCGCGTGATCCACTGCCAGAACCGACGCCATGATTTCTGGTCGGCCTCGCCGAGACCGTCGATCATCTCGAAGAGTGCGAGGCGCAAGGTCGCGCGCTGTTCGTCGCTAAGCTGTAGATCGGTGCGCTTCACGAGCGTGATATCCGTCATGCCGCCACCTCGATATCGTCGTCGTGCAAATGTTTGATCACGCGCCCGCGGCCGGTCATGGGGGCAACGACAGTGCCCTTGGCGATGGCAAACGGATCACGCCTGATACCACGTCGCGCGCACCGTTGCTTCCACTTTTCCGAGGGTGTGAACGGTTCCGGCACCGGCGCGTTGTCGCCGGGACCGATCGCATAGATGGCCGTGGGTTTGCCGCCGGTCGACCGCTTGCGCCAACCGATGATGTGAATTTCGCCTAGCGGCCCCGGATTGGCCTTCTGCAGATGGCCGCAAACCGGCGCCATCGTCAGCCCGGTGCGCCTGATCAACTCGGGGGCTGTGCCAGGATGCTTCGCAAGCTCCGCCTTGATCGTTGGCCATGCATAGGCTGAACGGCCGCGCGCCGTCTTTGGCCGGGGACCGAGCTTGAGCACCTTGCGCGCGTGCGACATGATCGTGCTGTACGAACGGTCACCGAGTGCCTTGATATGCCGCTTGATGCTCTCGCCGGTCGGCCAGATATCGCGAAGCAGTTGCTCCTCCTCGGGAGTCCAGTCGCTTCCGCTCATGCTCCCTCCTGCACGCTGCGGCCCGTCGCATTGAAAATCGCCGCGCGGGCAATGTTCAGCTTGTGGAGCGGCACTTTTCCGCTGCGCTGGTTTTCGTCCACGATTTCCCACGCCCAGCCGACATTGGATTCGCGTGGCGTTTCCTTAACCGCGGCGAAAGCGCCGAGTTCGGCCAGACGCTCGCGGCCATATTCGCGGGTGGACTCCGATTTGCCGGGCGCCGAAAGAACCGGCGCACGCACCGGTACAGGCAAAATCTCACCACTCATAACCTTGTTCAGGGCCGTCTCGAATCGTGGTTTGAGCTGCGAAAAAGTTTGGCTGACCATGTCGTATTCCCCCACCTCGACGGCGGCCCAATATATCGCCGGATTCGACCAGGAATCCTTGCCATGCTGGCGCGCCCGCATCTGGTTGATCGCCTCGTAGATCGCGACGTCGACGTTGATCGGTGGCTTGCAGGCCTTGAGAAATTCGGCGAGCGACGGCGGCCAGTCGTACAACTTGCGACAAGCCCTCAAGCCGTCAGCGATCGACTGGGGCAGTAGCCCTTCTTCATCGAAGGCTTCCGCCCACGACTCCCGCCAGTTCGCCACAGCTTGCTCGCTCGCAAATGCCGCGCGCCACCGGTTCGGATAGGCGCCGTCGAGACGGTTGAACAGGTGGTCCATCAGCGAAATGCCGAGTTTCGGATGCTCGGTTAGCCAGATCGACGGACTAGACGTCGATGATGTCGTCGGTGCGTTCATGGGTTTCTGTCGGGCGATTGCGGTTCACGAAGGCCACTGCATCGAATCGCGCGTTCCGCGGCTGCTGGGCGGCCTGTCCGGATTTCACCCTCGGTGCGTGGTCCTGTGCCCGCGTCAGCCAGTTCGTCAGGAAGCGGGCATAGTTCGATTTTTTGTTTGCCGGATTGGCGATGATCCAGGCGGCAGCTTTCGAAAGCTCCGCGTCCAGGCTAAGGGCTGGATAGGCTTGTTTCCATGTCGCCATCAGCGCATCGGGGATTCCCGTCCATGCGCCGTCGTCGCCGAGCGCGATTTTCGCGTTCGGCGTTACTGCGTTTGAAGTACCACTATCTTTTCTATTCTTATTCTTCTCTTCTCTAGCTAACGCATCCGTAACGGCATCATCCTGTTTCTGTAACGCTGCCTGCGTTACATGCCCGCTGCCCCTATGGTTGGCAACGCGCTTGGCGGTCTGCGCGCGGTTTTTGGCCGACGTGCCGTTGTGATCGTCGAACCTGAGGATCCTTACGCCGTCCTCGGTCTCTTCGATCCATCCGATCCGCACCAGCGCGATGCCGAGATCCCGAACGCCGGTCTTGCGGGCGATTGCCGCTGGCGTCAGGCCGGGAAGAATGCCATCGGCCGAATGATCATCTGCGGTTGACCAAAGCCAGTACAGACCGCCTATGACGGCCGCCTCTTCGCATCCGGTCAGGTCGCACAGATGCGATACCCTTGGATCATTCCAAAGGTTTGTGCGCATCTTGATCCACTCACCAGCCATACATTCGCTCTCGTGTACTACCCTTGTTCGCAGTACGTAACGCTGTGTGCGTTACATACGCGTTACCGGTATGGTGGGATTTATGCGGAAGTCCCGTCGGCTTCCGGCAGTCTAAGCACCCATCGCAACGCCTTGCCGCGTTCGCCGGTCGGATCGGCCTCCAGTTCGGCGAGGATCTGCCTGCGTGTCTTCATGCGCGGCTTGCCGTCATTCAGTACCTCACGCTGCTTGCGGGCGCGCTCATGAGGCGTTGTGCCGTCACCGGCTGCTACCAGCTCGGCAACCTTCGACCGCTGCTCGGCAGGATGGAGTGCGGCGAGCGACTTGGCATGTGTCACGCCGATTTGCCCGGACTCGACCGCCTTCTGGACGTCCGCGCAGCATTCGAGCAACGCGAGCGTATTGCGTACCGTCGCCGGCTTGCAACCGAACACGACGGCGATTTCCTTCTCGCCCCGTCCGATCGCCATCAGCCGGCGCATCTTCTCTGCGCGACCCAGCGGCGTGTCGGCCTGCCGAACCTCGTTTTCGCTCACGATTACGTCGAGTGCGTTACGGCGATCGCCCTTGTAGACGTACGCTGCGACGTGGACCGGTGCAACACCGCGGCTACGGCGCCATTCGTTGGCGAGTTTCGCAGCCTTGACGCGTTGTCGACCGGCGATCACCTCGACGTTGCCTGTCTCGGGATTTTTCTGGATCAGAACCGGCTCCAGCACGCCCTGGTAATCGATGTTGCGCGCGAGGTCTTCATCGACAGGAAGGTGTACGCGCGGATCGTAGAGCGGAGATGATTCGTCGGTGACGAGTGTCAGCGCTTCCGGTTCGAAGAACAGCAGATTGGTCTTGCCAGACGCTCCATATGCGTCGATGGAGTTCTTTGCCATTAGATCGGCTCCCATTCAATATTTGACGTCAACTCATCCAGCCCCGTGACGCAGCAGGATACGATGTTCACGCTGCCTCCATCGCGTCGAACAGGGTCGGCATGCAATGCTCGCGCTCGGCGGCGCGCAGGTAGTGCACCGAATCCATGAAGTACGTCGGATTCAACTCCGAGCCGCCGCCGCGGCGCCCCTTCAGGATCGCGCGATACGGCACAGTGCCGAGCCCGCAGAATGGGTCGTACACGAGGTCGTCAGGATTGCTGTATCGCTCGATAAGCCGGTCGACGATGTCGAACTGCAGCGGGCATACGTGCTTCTCGACAGAGCGGCGCGCCTGCTCGCTGTTGAGCGTCAGCATGCGCGTGACGTCGTGCCAGATGTCCGGATGGTGCGAGCCCGGTGCGAGGCTCATGAACGTCGACGGTAGCGCACCGCGCTCCTGCAGTTCCTCGCCGATCCTGACGTGGAACTCGTAGTCATAGACGTTTTCGAGCGAGTACTTCGTGAACAGACTCGCAAGCTGGTCGGGGCCGAGCGCGGCGAGTTCCTCGGCGGTGAGCAACCGGTTACCACTCGATCGCCAGAACGCATGCGCGTCGATCTGCCAGCGCGCGAGGCTGTATTCGTCTTTCGACTTCCGGATCGGCTCGTCCGCGTAGCCCTTACTGCGGTCGGTCTGCGGCTTGTGGAACAGCAGGATATATTCGGGTGAGCCCACTGACATTTTCGAGCCGTCCTTGCACATCTCCGTGTAGCCGAGTCGGTACGTTTGGTTGTTCTCGCGCACGACGTCGGTATTGACGGTGATCATCCCGCAGTAGTCGAAGCCATGCTTGCGGCCGTGGAAAAGCGCTTCAGCGTGAAACGGGCTCACCGTCGGGATGCCCGCACCGGTGACGTTGCCAAACAGGATGCGGTCCTTCACGTGGCACGCATAGATGCGGCCGGGCTTGAGGATGCGCAGCAATTCCGGCGTCAGGTAATCCATCTGCTGCCAGAAGTGGTCGTTGTCTTCGGTATGGCCGAAGTCGTTGTAGCTCGGGCTGTATTCGTAGTGGTTCGCGAACGGGATCGACGTCACGATAAGGCCGGCGTAGTTGTCGGGAAGTCGCCGCGCTTCTTCAACGCAGTCGTTGTTCGCGACCGTGAAGCGTTCGTCCGACACCTCGATGCGCTCGACGCCGATCGAGCGTGCGAGCGTCTCCTGCATCGCCAACTGGTTGAGCCCGTACTTGCGAATGATCTCGGTCATCTTTCCCACCATCTCGTTGTGCTGCGCCCACTTCGCCTGCAGCGTGCGCAGCACCTCGCGCTCGGCCTCGCTGTACACAATGTCGATGCGTACGGGATGCGGCTGCTGGAAGCGCTGAACGCGGTGAATTGCCTGAATGAAGTCGTTGAACTTGAAGCCGATGCCTGCGAAGATTTCGCGATGGCAGTGACGCTGGAAGTTGCAGCCGGAGCCCGCGATGATCGGCTTCGTCGACAGCACGCGGTAGGCGCCGTTGCCGAAGTCGACGATGCGTTGCTCGCGCTCGTCGAGTTCCTGCGTGCCCCACACGCTCACTGCATCGGGCAGTGCGTCCTGGATTGCGTGTCGCTCGACTTCAAGGTCGTGCCACACGACGAAATGATCTTCCGGCGCGGCCGTCACGATCTCCTGCACCTTCGCGACGCGCGCCGGCAGGCTGTCGCGTTTCTCGGCCGCGGCGGCGCTAAGGCCAAGCGCGGGATCCTGAAACATCAGCGTCTGCCCGTCGCGGTCGGCGCCGGCCTTCGCGTAGTCGGACGGCACTTCGTGATAGCGCACGTCGAGTTCAGGCAGGTTGTAGCCTTCGTCGCTGTAACCAAGGTCGCTTGGGCGCTGGATGAACACCGCCCAGCTGGCGACCCACAGCCAGAATTCCTCTTCCTTGTGCGGGTACAGCGTCAGGTTGCCGGCCTTCTCGCTGTCTCGCTGGAAAAACCGCGTCAGCGCCTGGCCGCTGTCCATCACGCCGAGGAATGCCGCGTAGTGGATCAGTTCCTTGAAGCGGTTCGGGCTTGGCGTCGCGGTGTTCACGAACTTGAACTCGACGCCATCGAACAGCGGCAGGAACTCCTGAAACGTCTTGCTCCCGAAGCTGCGCAGCACGCTTGCCTCGTCAAGGCTCGTCGCACCGAACAAGCCCGGCGTCACCTTGCCCTCGCGCACCGACTCGTAGTTCGTCAGATAGACCTCTCGCTCATCACCGATCTCGCTATCGGAGCGGATGAAGCGGACGGGCACCGCATATTCGCCGGTGAAGTGCTCCGCGGCCTGGCCGATGAACTCGTGGCGCACGCCGAGCGGCATGACGATGCCGCGCAGGCACGGGCGACGCAGCCCGATCAGGCGCATCAACTCGATCTGCGTGACGGTCTTGTGCAGACCAAAGGACGCGAACACGGCGCGCCGGCCGCCCTTCAGCCCCCATCGCACGATGTCGCGCGTGTGCGGCTTCAGCTTCGGATTCAGTTCGTCAGCCGAAACATCGAAGCCGTCGAAGCTGGCCATGCGGATTTTCTGCCGCAGGAAGGCGGTGTAGTCGGACGGACTCATTTGCGCAATCCGTATTGCTTGATCTTGTTCGAAAGCGTTTTTTCAGAAACGCCGAGCAACTGTGCCGCCGTGCGCATGCGCGGATTGGTGTCCGCCGTGCGGTCCAGCACAAGCTGGATCAGTGCCGATTCCATCTCGGCAATCGTTACGCCGATCGGTATTTCAACCTTGGCAGGAACCGGATCAAACGGTCCGCGCTGATCGAACAGTGAAGGAATTGCCGCATCGTCCGAAACATCTTCACGCAGAGGAATGGCCGGTTCGGCAATGCGGCCACGCGTCGATGCGTGGCCGTCATGCGGCCAGGAAGACAGGGTGCTCATACGATCTGGTCTACCTCTACGTGGTTATTGCTTCGGCTGATGGCGACTTTCGACGATGTGCAGCGCGCGCATCAGCTCTGCGTCCTTTGCTGCCATCGTTGCTACCCGGCGCTCGATCGCTTCGCGATCCCGTGCCCCCGTCTCCTGTGCTTCGCGAAAGGCCTCTTCACACCGGGCTTTCGCTTCTTCGTATGTCATGCGACCTTCTTGGCCATCTGGGCCTGCCACTCTTCCATGAGGTTTAACGAGACCTGACGGACGAGGTATTGCGTGATTGCTCGGTTGCCGACCGCGGCTTCGAAGGCGGCGATCTTCTCGGCCGGCAGCGAACGGCGCCGCTGGCCCTTGGGGTTCAGTTCATCCTTGCTCAGGTAGTCGGACAGGTGCTGGGGCAGCAACTCGGCCAGTTCGGCAAGACGCTGGCGCGTCATTGCCTTCACGCGCCGGCTGCGCCACGCGAGCACGACCGCGTCGCGGAAGCTCGCGCAGGCGCCCACGTCTGCGGACGGCAGGAAGTCGCAGCCCCGCACCATGCCGCCAACCATCGGAAGTTCACTGTTGTTGTTCATCGCGATTGTGAAATTTCATTGCCTAACCTGTTCCCTAACCTGTCCGGGACAGGGCCCAATAAAGGGCGTTATCAACGCCCCACTGAATAGGACTACGAATTGCCTACCACAAACCTACGAGCCTCTCTCCTCATCCGTCGATCTGCCTACGGGAGGCTGGGTGTCGTCGGAGGCCGCTGCGCGATCAGTGATACTGTTCGGGCTCTCCGCGATGGAGCGAGCCGATTCACGGATATAGGCCCAATCCACATCTGGACGAACATCCTCGACGCGGACCGCGCGGCCAGATGCCTTCTCGATTTCGATCGCCATCGACTCGCTGCATCGACGTTGTCCGTAGATGATCTGCCACAGATAAGCGACGGAAGTTCCGACCTGCGTTGCGAAGGCTTCGCGCTCGGGCTTGGGAAGATCCTTGAAGTACGCATGAAAAATGTCCATGCGTAACGATAGCATTTGCTTTCGGTTGCAGCAAGCAAATGCTCGCTGAAATAGTAACTTTTGCGAACACAGCAAATGCTAGTTTTCGGTTCTAATTGCGGAATGGATATTCATGAGCACCGCCGGCAACGCTTGCAGGCACTGATTGATGCCGACGAGTCGGCGAGGGGTAACGTTGCCGCCTACGCGCGCAACCATAACCAGGATGCGGCTCGACTCCGGCAGGTCCTAAATGCGAACTATCGCGACGGCCAGTCGTTCGGCGAGCGCACCGCGCGCCGCCTAGAGGAGGAGTTGGGGCTGTCGCCTATGTACTTCGATGCTGGCTTCTTGACCGATGAGCACACATCGCCCAACGGTGGTGCATCGGATACGGGGCGAGATACCGGGCTTATTAAGCGTTTGCTTCCGGATGACAGAGGTAACGTTGTCACATGGGAGCGGCCAGAGGACCTCGAACCGGACGAAAACCGGGTATGGATCGACCGCTATGACTATCGATTCTCCGCGGGGACTGGCTTGATTCAGTGGGAAGTGAGGCAGAAGAAAGCGCTGCCATTTGACGTGGGGTACTTCCGGGCGCTCAACTCGAATCCGAAGGACTGCAAGCTGCTCATCGTGCATGGCGACAGCATGGAGTATTACCTGTTCAACAGGGATACGATGCTGGTCGATACCGCCAAGACCCACGTCAGGGACGGGCACATCTACGCGATCTACTTCGAGGACGAACCCCTGGTAAAGCAGATATTCAAGGAAGCCGGCGGTGCTATCCGACTTCACTCTTTGAACCCCAAATATCCAGACCGAACGGTGCCCCCCGAACTGCTCGACCGGGTTGTGATCGTCGGCGAGGTGATCGGGCGGTCTGGGTCAGGTTTTGCGGGCGGGAACTAACGACACGAGAGGGATCTGGGGCCCTCATATCGGGGAGATTTCGATGACGCTTTTGAAGATCGCAGCTGCTGCGGTGTTGTTTGCTGCCGCGCCTACGTGGGCCGGAAGCAGCTTAACGGCGCCGCAGAATAACGCCGTCAGGTCGGCCAAGCAGTATCTAAGCATGCAAGGTTTTTCGCGAAGAGGACTTATCCAGCAGCTTTCTTCGGACGCCGGAGAGGGTTACGAGCTTGCCGATGCGACCGTAGCAGTGGATAGCCTGAACGTCGACTGGAACCAGCAGGCCGCGAGGTCTGCGAGGCAATATCTCAAGATGCAGGGCTTTTCATGCAGGGGCCTCATCCAGCAACTCTCATCAAGCGCGGGAGAGGGATACACCGTGGATCAGGCAACCTACGGAGCCAAGCAGGCGGGCGCATGCTAAGGGCCGGCGGTACCGCGTCAGGCGGCTAACTCTATGCGCATTCAGCAGTTGAACCGCCTCACCCGGTATCCGTCGTTAGCCGCCACGCTCGCCAGCGCCGTCGCACTCATTTCAGTGCTTGCGCACGTCGTCAAGTAACGGCGCAGCGCATTGCAGAAGAAGCCCCGCCCAGCGCGGGGCTTTTCATTTTCGCGCCACTGAGCCCGCCCGCGCGGGCTTTTTTGCGTCCGTCGCCGCCCTGGCGAGTAAACGGGCACAGAAACCGGGTGCGTTTTTGTGCCCCAAATGCTCGGGCAGTGCGCCAGCCCTGAAGGGTTCACTTTCGCACCCTTCGCACCAACATCTCGAACTCACCCCCGAGCTTCGCGTCTCCCGTCTCGGCTCGCCATAGCAGGCCGCCGACGACGCATTTCCAAAGTCTCCTCCGTTCCTGACTGATCGCAAGAATGTGGCCGTCGTCGTTCCGACGAGTCATCGGTCCGACAATCCATCGCTTTTACCCTGCAATGCCCCACCAACGTGTGCCCGCCGCGTGTCGCATGTGCCTGTTACAAATAAGCGATAGCATATGCTTGCGGTAACGGAAAGCATTTGCTATTGTTCTATCCAACGCAGCACCACACCACGGACTGGAGCCCCACGATGTACCTGATCGAGATGTTCCCGGCGATCGTGGTAGGTGGCCTGAGTTCAGTAGTCCTGATTTGTATGGCAGCAAGCGCAGTTGCCCGGCGGTTCTTCAATCCGTACGGGTGGCAGACGTAGGGCAATCACGAGGGAGATGAACATGGATGCACGAAGAAATCACGGAGGCGGACCGTTCGCCAAGAAGAAGGGCATCAATCGTAAGGCGGATGCTCGCTATGACCTGCTTTCTAACGACTACAACCGGATGGTTCAACAGAAGACCATCGGTGACGGTCATCGCGAGGCAGATGGTTATGCCAAGCCCGGCAGCCGCAAGAAGATTCACTGACTGTTTTCAGCGCCTTGTCCGGTGACAAGGCAGTGCGAATAGCACAGTAGGGCGAAGCTCCGGCTTCGCAACCACTCCGGCAGAGTCGGGTAGGTGGATCGAGTTCTTTAAAAATCGAAGGTTTTGAGCCGGGACCTGAAAGGGAGCAACCGGACGTTGTGCTCATGGTGCACACGAGATAGGCGAGAGCCAACCATTCCGCGAGAGCGGCACGGAACAAAGCTGTTCGCTCGTGTAGAAAGCGAACGCGCCCGCGATAGCCGCGCAGACAGGATCTGTGGCGACGTTGCGGAGGGCGGATCTGAACCGGAGCCAGCATGGCTGGGTGTAGCCGGACAGATCCGCGCATCAATGTTCACGAAAGCGCGTTGCGCTCCCTCAAAGAGACGCGGACAACCGCTGGGCACGGATCGACGCAGGCTGATTCCTGATAGTTCGCATCCGGGCCGGTGCTAGACCTGACGAAACGGCGATCCTTCATCTCTCTCCCTGAAAGCGCAGCGCGCCTCCGTGAGTATTGCGCAGAATTTTCCTCCCCGTGCTCGCAAGAGCGTGGACGCCATGCCAATCGGGTAAGGCATGGACTGAAGGTGCCACCAGAATTAGAGGCGAACGACGTACGTCTAGCAGGCACTTAGCTCCGTCCGACTTGCGCCCGTAAGGCGCTCTGAATAGCGGTACCGAGCAGCGGGAATCCATCGAAACCCGGCATGAGTCGCGAATCTTCAACCTGCGCAGGCTTTGGCGGAGGAGGCAAGCAATAGTGTGAAATTGCGATGGTGGCAGTCGGGAATAGACCGGCGCTTTCATGGAATCGGAATGCGTAGGCTGATACGCGGCGAGTGGAAACAACCAGCGTGGATAGATCGTCCTAGGCCGGATTAGCCGGCTGCTATGAAAAATCGTGCGCCACCTTGTGCCGGAGATCAGCGCCGGCCCGATTCCATGAATGTACTTAATAACCCCTCGTAGCTCCCCGGTGGAAGTCGCAGACCGGGGCCGCCACCATGCGGCTAGTTGGTCACCTGGCGTCCTCGATCGGCGTCTCCGTACGTGAGTAAGCGGAAAGAATTCCTCGCCCCTGGATACGGGGCAATACCTGCAAGTGCGTTTCTAGGGATGCCGCCCGTTAGGCGGCTTAGCTTGTTGAGGCGCAGAGATTGCCGCGAAAGCGGTGCAGGCACTGTCCGGGAGCCAGCCTTAAGAACAATCTCTGCGACCTGAGCAAGTTGCATGTCGGTGAAAGCCGCTCGATTCTGTAAGGACTACAGATAGGCGCCAAACACCATTAACGAAGCGGTGTCCATATCCGGCGCCACGCCACCTGCGCGACGCCGCCTGAACGCGCTTCGGCGCGAAGGAATCGGTCATGCCCCGTATCGGCTATGTAACAACTTTCCTCGCGCTGCAGTACGGGCTTCTGATGCTCGTGGAATACGTCTGCTCTGACGGGCACCGGATCCATGTCCGGACTGAAACTATCGATTGGCAGGAACCAGGGAGGGTTTGGCAATGAATCTCGTATCGAAGTTCGTCATTTTCGCAGTTTCCTATGCCGGTATCGTTCGGCTCGCCATCGCGGTCTGCCGTCACTGGGCCGAGCAGGACAAAAAACAGAACGGAGGTTTCAATGTCTGAAGTAGTCAACAACGCAGCGCAGTCGATTGCGCTGCCGCAGCTCAACGAAGGCGAGACCAACGCCGGCATTCAATTCGAAAACGGCAAGCCGCATCACTGGGTGCTACTGCTGCCGGGCGACAACGAAGGCGCGGATCACGATTCGATGCTTGAGTGGGCGAAAGAGCAGGGCGGTGACCTACCCTCTCCGGAGGAGCACATGCTGCTGCGCGCGAATCTGCCGGGCGAGTTCAAGCGCGACTACTACTGGAGCAACCGGAAGGAAAGGAACGGCTACGCCTGGTACACGGACTTCAGCAACGGCCACCAGTACTGCAACCACCAGAGCGGCAAGTTGCGCGGCCGCGCCGTCCGCAGATCGTTCATTTAGTCATTCATCAATTTCCGCAGCGCGCGCCCTTCGGCAGCGCGCGTTCTGTCTGGAGACGTCATGAGCACGATCTACACCGGCAGTATCGAAGAGCGCGTGAAGAAGATTCTCGCGGAGCAATTTTGCTGGCCCGTCGACGAGGTCGATCTCGCGGTGGACCTTGCAGAAGCATATGGTTGTGACTCTCTCGACGTGCTCGAAGTCACGATGACGGTCGAAGACGAGTTCAGCATCGAGATTCCCGACGACGATATGTGGGCTATGAAGACCGGTCAGAAAATCGTGGACTACGTGTCCGCAAAGGTCTGATTTCCCCCGAAGCCAGCGCGGCTCACAGGAGCGCCTGTCCGGGTGGGATGCCCGGAGCCCTGAATGTTGCCGACTGGCGAAGATGGACAACTAATTCGCCATCCGCTGAACCGCATTGATTAGTTCAGTCGGCAACGCTGAGGGTGAAAAGCGAATGTCATCCGACGCCGGCCACCGCTGTTGCGTACCTGGGCGTAGGCGGGAAGTGCGCTGGTGAAAATGATGGAGCGGAAGTAGCTCTCAACAATACGTTTCGGAGTACTGACGTGAGAAAGCTAAACAACCACAAGACGCATGAACAACTCGGCCGCGAATACGACGCATGGCGCACCACCGAGCGGGACGAAAAGCCGAGGCATCGGGATTTCGATGAGGACGCGGCGCAGATGGACGACGACGCGAAGTGGGATTACGAACGGCGGAGGCGCGTGGCGCTGTGGGATGAGGTGGCGCGATGACCGACGACCACGCCAACTGCCTGGACATTCTCTACGCATTCATCGCTGGCTTCAGCGTCGCGGCGTTGACGATGATTGGCCTCTTTACCGGACTTGGAGGTTTCGCATGTCACTGAATATCTTCCGTCGCCGAGTGCCGGCTATTCCCCGCGAACGCGTGATCGAGATGAAGTATGAAGCGCTCTGCATGCGCACGGCGCGTCGCCAGATGGCTGCGAAAGCGGATCTCGAACGCCGCGGCGTTGAACCGCGCACGCCGATATCGACGGGATATGTCCCGAAAAACGTCGCGCGCGCATTCACTCACATGAACGTGCGAGGTCTCGTGTGACGGGTGCCACCTTCGAGATCATCATCCGGGCGCTGCCATATCCGGAGCAAATGCGAAACATCGAAATCGCCGCGGACTACGTCGAGTTCATGTGGCGCGGTACGCGCTACCGGATTACGGAATCACTCCGCGTCGATGAGATCGGGGATGGCGTGCTCGTCGGCAGCGATCGGGCAATTCTGATGCAGGCGTGTATCGAACGTATCTGCGCCAGCGGAGCTATCAGGGAAACAGGAAGGTTCCAGTGACCAGTTTCATCGACCGCCTTGATGCCCGGCATCCCGTGCTGACGAAGGCTGCGGCGATCCTGATCGCTTTCGCCTGCCTGTACTGGGCCGATCGGGCTGATCAAGACAACACCACCGCGCTGCATTGGCAGATGGCGGCTCAACAAAGGAGTTCGACATGACTCATCAAATCACCATGGACTCGGTCGAGTCCTCCCAGCTGCACAGCATCGGTCACGACGCAGCGACGAACACGCTCGCGATCCGGTTCAAGAACAGGAAGACCGGTGCACCGACGTCGCTGTATCACTACAGCAACTTCACAGTCGACGACTTCGCCGCGTTTCAGGCGGCCGAATCCAAGGGGTCGCACTTCGGCGAGCATATCAAGCCCTTCACGGAGAAGTATCCGTTCGCGAAGATCGAATCGGCTCCGTCGACGGAACTGGCATGAGCGAAGTCATTGAAGCTATGAGCGTCGAGTCGAGCACCGCGGCTCTCCTGAATAGCAGCGAGATCGACATGCAGATCGCGACTGCGCACAAGTACCCGCGCTCGATCAAACGCTTTCTCGACGAAGCACTCGCGATGGTGACCTTGACGCAAGCAGTCGCCGAGGAATGCATCTATGCGCTGCCGCGCGACGGCAAGACGATCGAAGGGCCGAGCGCGCGTTTTGCCGAGGTCATCGCTAGCGCGTGGGGTAACAGCCGGGCTGGTGCGCGTGTTGTGGCCGAAGGAGGCGAATTTGTCACGGCTCAGGGCGTCTTTCACGATCTGGAGCGAAATGTGGCGATCACGTATGAGGTGCAACGCCGGATCGTCAACAGCAAAGGGCGACGCTACAGCGCGGACATGATCGGTGTGACTGCAAATGCTGCGTGCTCGATTGCGCTGCGCAACGCGATCCTGAAAGGCGTGCCGAAGGCATTCTGGGCTGATCTATACGAGTCGGCGAGGAAGGCAGCGATCGGCGACGTTCAGACGCTTTCGAATCGCCGGGCCCGCGCGATCAGTCGTCTGCAGGCTTACGGGATCACGCCCGAACAGATCTTCCGAACACTCGGCGTTGCGGGCGAGGCGGACGTCACGCCGGAACATCTGTTGACGCTGCATGGGCTGTTCACGGCGATCAAAGAAGGCGATACCACGCCAGAAGAAGCGTTCTCCGAGGCTGGCCCGAAGCCATCGGCGGACGGGAAACGCGAAATCCCGGTCTGCACGGACGAGGAGTTCGAAAAGAAAATGGCCAGCTGGCGCAAGCAGGTTGTCGAGAAGACGAAGACGCCGGCCGAACTGATCGCAATGATCGAAACGCGCACGATGTTGAGCGAGTCACAGCGTCTCACGATCGACGCGTGGAACCACGAAAATGACTGAGCGCATTATTCACAATCTCGTCCAGGGTTCCGACGAGTGGGCCCGGTTCCGTCTGGAGCACTTCGGCGCGAGCGAGGCGGCGGCGATGCTCGGCCTCTCGACCAAGGTCAAGCGGAACGAGTTGCTGCACATGAAGCATACGGGCACCGCGCGCGAATTCAGCGACTGGGTTCAGAAAAATATTCTGGATTATGGCCATGAGGTCGAAGTGTTGGCGCGACCCATCATCGAGGATCTGCTCGGCGACGATCTCTACCCGGTGACGTGCTCGCTCGGAAAGCTGTCGGCGTCCTGCGACGGCCTGACCATGTCGGAAGATATCGCCTTCGAGCACAAGCAGTGGAATACGGCGCTTGCCGAGTCCGTCCGCAATGGCGAACTGCCGGAGGAGTACTGGCCGCAGTGCCAGCAGGTCATGCTCGTGACCGGCGCGAAGAAAGTGATCTTCGTAGTCTCGGACGGGACGATCAACAACCTCGAGCGGATCGAGATCGAACCGGACCAGCACTGGTTCGAGCGGCTGCGGGCAGGGTGGGAGCAATTCGCCAAAGACCTCGCCGAATACGTGCCGGTCGAAATTCCCGAAAAGCCGAAGGCTGACGCGATCATGGCGTTGCCGGCGCTGGCGGTGCAGATTCGCGGCGAAGTGATCACGAGCAACCTGCCGACGTTCAGGGCCGCGGCCGAGAAGTTCATCGCCGCGATCAAGATGGACCTCGAAACGGACGAGGACTTCGTGAACGCGGACGCGACGGTGAAGTTCTGCGATGCGAAGGAAAAGGAAATCGCAATTGCCATGGATGCGGCGATTGCGCAAATGTCCAGCATTGATGAACTGATGCGCAGCGGAAAGTATGTCAGCGAACAGTTGCGCACGAAGCGCCTCGCGCTCAGCCGGCAGATCGAGACCCGCAAGACGCAGATCAAGGAGGTGGCGGTCAACGAGCGCCGGCAAAAGTACGCGGCGCACGTCGAAGCACTGAACAACGCGCTGGGAGACGTGAGCATTGTGGCCGCCGCTCCGGACTTCGTGGGGGCGATCAAAGGCCTGAAGACGATCACGAGCCTCAACGACAAGCTCGACACGGCGCTCGCCAACGGCAAGATAGCAGCCGACGCAGCCGCGAAGGATCTGCGCGCGAAGCTCGATTGGTACGAGCCGCACCGGGAGGAACACGGATTCCTGTTTCGCGATCTGCAGACGCTGATCCAGAAGCCGGCTGAGGACTTCGAACTTGCGGTGAATGCGCGCATCGCCGAGCACAAGCGGGCGGAAGAGGAGAAGGCCAAGTCGAAACCCGTTGATTCCGCTCCGGCACCAGCCTCGGCAGTAGCGGGGCCGGCCGCAACACGGCGGCAGACACCCGCGCCGTGGGTCGAAGCAGTCCGCACCGCTCCCACAAGTGCGCCAACCCTGCGGCTCGGCCAGATCAACGAACGCCTCGCGCCCATAACGCTGACCGCTGACGGGCTGGCGACTCTCGGGTTCGTGCATGCAGGGACGGATAAGGCCGCGAAGTTGTACCACGAGGAAACCTTTCCCGAGATCTGTGCGGCGCTGATTCGACATATTGAAGCGGCGGCCCAGGGCCTCGCGCGCGCGGCGTAACCGAACCGCTCCACTCCAGCCACGATGAAGCGCAGCTATCTCCCTGCGCGCGAATCTCGGTAAGCGCTGAGAGTGGGGCGCCCCCCCAATTTTCAACAGGAGAAGTCATGCAACAAATTCAAATTCCGCCGCTCAGCGAGGGCGAAGTCTACGGCGGTGGCATCGTCGATCGTCTCGGCGAAGTCACTCACCTGATCCTGCTGGCGGGCGACAACAATGGCTTGTCGCAGCCGGAACAGGCCGCATGGGCGAAGAGCATCGGCGGCGACCTGCCGTCACTCGCGGAACAGGCCGTCCTGCGCGAGCATGTACCGCACGAGTTCAAGGACGCGATCTACTGGTCGAACCGGAACGATGGTGACGGCTTCGCCTGGTACACGACCTTCTTCGGCGGCTTCCAGGGCTACTACCACCAGAGCTACAAGTTGCGCGGCCGCGCCGTCCGCAGAGTCAAAAATTAAGTTATCCAATCATTCCGAAGGAGTTCAGCAATGACGCTCACGCTTGAAGCCATCAAAGCCGAGCATTCGAAGATCGGCGACATGATCGCCAGCTTCGAAAGGCGGGCGCAGTTCGAAGCGCGATTCCCGATCACGGTGCCGGCGCCCATGCTGCTGCCGGGTGAAAAGTTCGCGTGCACGGTCATCGAGCCGAACGGCACGAAGTACCACCTGACGTTGCTGCCGGGCGATAACGACGGCATCGATCACGATGGACAACTGAAGTGGGCCGCACAGCAGGGCGGCGACCTTCCGGACCTGACCGAGCAGGCGCTGCTGCGGAAGTACCTGCCCGACGAGTTCCAGAAATGCGCCTACTGGTCGAAGGAAAGGCACAAGACCGAACGCGGCTACGCCTGGTGCACGGGCTTCCGCTACGGCGGCCAGGGCTGCAGCCACCAGGACGGCAAGTTGCGCGGCCGCGCCGTCCGCAGATTAGTTTTTGAATAATTCAATCCTTTAGCACCACCTATGGCCCTTCATACCGAACTCGACATCTACCGCGACGCGTGCGACCTCGTATCGGCTGTCGCGAGCGCGGTCGGAAACATGCGCCGGGATTTCAAGCCGCTGATCGGGCAGGAGATTCTGCGCGAAGCGACGCGGATCGCGATCTACATCTTTCGGGCGAACGTGGCAGCCGACAAGGAGCCGCATCTGATCCGGTTGATCGAGAGCCAGCAGATGGTGGAGTTGCTTTCCCGGTTCTCGCGCGATCAAGGACTGATGACGACGCCCGCGTATGGGAAAGTAGTCGAGTTGACGACGCGGATCGGTAAAAAGGCCAATGGGTGGCGCCGTCGCAGTGCAGAGCGCCGGTTTCATGGAGGTCACGGCCACCATGACTGAGCGTCAATTCAATCTGGTCGCGCCGCTGCCCCACGAGGGCACCGCCATGCGTATCACGGATACCGACCGCCGGCGTGCGGCACGGTCCGGCGCAGTTTCCCGGCTGAGCGATCGGTCGGGCGACGTAGATAGCGCGATAACTACGGCTACGCCTGGTACACGAACTTCAACAACGGCAACCAGAACTACAACCACCAGAACAACAAGTTGCGCGGCCGCGCCGTCCGCAGATTGGATCAACACCCCGTTCTCGTTCGCCGAACTTGTCCAGGCCTATCTGGACTGCCGGCGCACGAAGCGAAACACCGGCGCCGCACTTGCATTCGAACTGAACCTCGAACGCAACCTGCGGCGCCTCTACGACCAGCTGCTCGACGGAGCGTACGTGCCGGGCCGCTCGAAATGCTTCGTCATCAGCCGGCCGAAGTACCGCGAGGTCTGGGCCGCGGAGTTTCACGACCGCATCGTGCACTGGCTGCTGTACAACCACATCGGCCCGCGCTTCGAACGTTCGTTCATCGCCGACTCGTGCGCCTGCATCAAGGGTCGCGGCACGCTGTATGCCGCGCAGCGCCTCGAAGCCAAGGTGCGCAGCGTCACGCAGAACTGGTCACGTCCTGCGTATTACCTGAAGCTCGACCTCGCAAATTTCTTCGTCAGCATCGACAAGCGCATCCTGCGCGAGCTGCTGCTCGCGAAGATCCCCAAGTCGTTTTGGCAATGGCTGACCGACGTCGTGCTGATGCACGATCCACGGGCCGACTTCGTTTATCGCGGCGATCCGGCGATGATGGACCGCGTGCCGCCGCACAAACGCCTGATGGAGCAGCCCGCGCATCTCGGGCTGCCGATCGGCAACCTGTCGAGCCAGTTTTTCGCAAACGTCTATCTCGATGTGCTCGACCAGCGCGCGAAGCACGTGCTCGGCGCGCGGCACTACATCCGGTACGTCGACGACTTCCTGTTCCTGCACGAGTCGACCGACTACCTGAATGGCGTGCTTGCTGACCTGACGGAGTTCCTGCCGGCACGGCTCGGCGTGCGAATCAACCCGCGCAAAAAGATCCTGCAGCCGATCGACCGCGGCGTCGACTTCGTCGGTCAGGTGATCAAACCGTGGCGCCGGGAGACGCGCAAGCGCACGCGCAACGAGGCGCTGCGGCGCGTAGCAGCCACGCCGGGCGACGACCTTATGGAGGTCGCCAACTCATATTTCGGCCTCCTCCGGCAGTCGACCGCCAGCCATCACGACCGCGCGCTGCTCGCAAACGTCGTGCGGGACCGCGGGCGCGCTGTCGATGCGGCGTTCACGAAGACCTATCGGGGTAACCAGTGATGAAAGTGCACATCTGGCTATGGCGTTTGAATCCGCGCCAACTCATACGATGCGCTGGGACGTCAGTTGTCACCGTCGATCAGGATGTCGATGACGCGTCGCGATGCCTCCAAAACGTTTCCGGCTGGATCACGCTCGGCTCGGGAATGCAATTCCTTGCTGCCGATCCATTTCGTGTCGCCCATACGACCCTTTTCTTCTTCGGAAATCGGAGTGATGCGGGAGTCGGTTACTGTTCGCCCATCACGCAACTGCCCGATTTCGATGTTGATTTCATAGCCGCGGTATTCGTGCTTCTCCATAACCACCTCCTGCTTAATCGAAGGAAACTCCACGATGATTTTTGGTGTGCGGGACGCATGCTGTTCCGCATGAGTTCTCATGCTAGTGCGGAGTTAAATAAATGCAAGACGTATTGCATCGCCGCAACCGACGAAGCCTTGAGCCGTCAACCGTAACCGGCATAGAGATATGAACATCGAATTCGGGTCTGTGTGCAGCGGCATTGAGGCCGCAAGCGTCGCGTGGTACCGGCTCGGATGGCGCGCGGCATGGCTCGCCGAGATCGACGCGTTTCCGGCGGCCGTGCTTGCGCATCACTACCCCGACATCCCGAACCTCGGCGACATGACGAAGATCGCGCGCGCGGTGCTGCTCGGCGACGTGACGGCACCGGACGTGCTCGTTGGCGGTACACCGTGCCAGGCATTCAGCGTTGCCGGCCTGCGCGAAGGTCTCGGCGACGAGCTCGGCCAACTGACTCTCGCGTATGTGAGGCTGCTTGATGCAATTGACTATGTTCGGCGACGCGGCGGACGCGCCCCCGCAATCTGCGTGTGGGAAAACGTCCACGGCGTCCTCTCCGATAAAACTAACGCGTTCGGCTGCCTTCTTGCGGGACTTGCCGGAGAAGATGTGGAACTGCTCCCGCCAGGGAAAAAATGGGCGAACGCTGGTTGTGTGTTTGGACCCACGCGCACAGTCGCGTGGCGAGTCTTCGACGCCCAATATTTCGGAGTGGCCCAACGACGCCGTCGTGTGTTCGTTGTCGCAAGTGCTCGAAAGGGGTTCAATCCCGCAACGGTACTTTTTGAGTGGGATGGCGTGCGCCGGGATTCTGCGCCGAGCCGAGAAGCGCGGCAAGACGTTGCCGGAACCGTTACAGCGAGCCTTGGAGCACGTTGCGGCGTCCCTGATGGCGGAGACACCCCGGGATTCCTCCAGCCCGTCGCCAGCACCGGAGACGTGTCCCACTGCCTGAACGCCGGCGGCATGGGTCGTCAGGACTTCGAGACCGAGACGCTGATCACGCAGGCGCGCACGGTTTCGCTGCGCGGCCGCGATGGCGGTGGCACCTCTGAACTCGGCGGCGATATTGCGACGTGCCTGCGCGCATCAACCGGCGGTGGTGACAAGCCGTATGTGCTCGCCCCGATCGCATTTGATTCGCGCCAAGACCCTGTGACGAGCGACCACGTTTTCGGCGCACTCGGCTCATCGAGTCCGCAGGCGCAGGCGGTCTGTATCACAGGCGATATCACGCACACGCTGAAAGCTGAAGGGTTCGACGCGAGCGAAGACGGGACCGGGCGAGGGCAGCCGATCATTGCAGAAGCGTACTCGATTTGCCTCGGTAGCGATCCGATCAACGCGCGCGAACTAGCTCAGCCAATGACGTGCCGCAACGGTGACCCCGGAACCGTTGCGACGGGCATGGCGGTCCGCCGCCTCACGCCAGTCGAGTGCGAGCGACTGCAGGGCTTCCCCGACAACTACACCTTTGTGCCCGACTGGAACGGATGGCGCGCGATGGATGCGAGCGAGACGCCTGAGAGTTGCCGCGCGGAAGGGCTCGAAGTGCGCCAGACGAAAAAGGGCAAATGGCGCGTGAAAGATGTTGACGGCCCGCGCTATAAGGCGCTCGGCAACAGCATGTGCGTCGACGTGATGAACTGGATTGGCGTGCGGATCAATGCAGTCGCGCGACTGACCGCCCAACACGAGGATTGAACCGCAATGGATACGATTCTGACCAAAGAACGCCGTAACGCTCTCGGCTCCCTGATCACCAACTGGCTGAGCGAGCAGGACGAAGACGGTCGCATGCTCGACACGTTCGATTATTTTGACGTCGACAAAATCGATGCGCTCATCGATGAAGCTATCGCACCAGCAATTGCCGATGCCGTCGTGTGTGCAACTGCCGCTCTCTCCGCTCCCGCA